TTAGGGTGCGCTTATTTGAGCTGGGACCAATTTGGGACCAATCTGGAGCTTTTCCATTTCGCTCCAGTCCGAGCTTGAGTTGATCCAACGCGCATAAGTCGAGAGCAGCATCTGCACACTATGGCCGAGCTGCTGGGAAATGAAGGCGGGGTTCATGCCAGACATAATGCATATTGTCGCATAGGTGTGACGACAGTTGTATGGCGGCCGACGACGGATATTCAGCGCCTTTAGCGTCGGAACCCACTGTTTGTGTAGGTCAGATGTCTGTTTCACGTACTCCGCGTTCTTCGAGGGCGGAAAAATGAAAGGCGTTTCCAGCACCTTGCCTTTCCCTTTTTTCCGACGTTCTGCGTACTCCCTGGCAAATTGCAGAGCGTGCATGGCGCGGTCATTCAACAGAACGAAGCGATCTCCGCCAGTTTTCGTACGTTCCACCACTTCCCCCAAGGCGATCCCGCGACACACGTGGGCCGTCCTCTTCTCTTCGTCTACCGCATCCCAGCGCATAGCCAGGGCTTCGGACAGACGCATTCCTGTAAAAAACACAAACTCAAAAAACGCCGCATAGATCGTGCTGGGCCAGTGATCGTGCTGATACATCTTCGCGATGATCTGGTTTGCTTCTTCCAGCGTGAAGGGATCAATTTCCTTTTTGCTGCGCTTGGGCAGCTCAAGGATTGCCGCTGGGTTCTTCGGGATCAGTTCTTCAGATACGGCTGAATTCAGGATGGTGGACAGCTTCGAGATGGCATTGCGCTTAACGCCCGGCGACTTCCACTCGCTGGCGGCCATTATCCGGCGGAGCAGGGTGGTAGTGATCAGGTCAATCCGCACCAGGGCCAGCCCCGGCATCCAGTACCTGTTCAGTGCTCCCTTGTAGTTCCCCTTCGTGCCGGCCACTACCTCGCGACTGTCCAGCCAGAGCTGGGCGTACTCGCCGAAGTTGATTTTGCCCCCGGATACGTTGCTGGAACTGGGGAACAGCTCGGCGTACTTATCGTCATCGAGCAGCCCCAGCTTGATCAGGCCTTTTACTTGATCAACAACCTGTGCGGCAGACTTGATTCCTTTCTGTGTCGGGGGATAGGGGAGCGTTTCACTCCGCCGGCTGCCGTTCCACATGAACCGGATGCGGATCGATCCGTGGTGGAGGTCCATTCCTGCGGGCAAACCCATTGGCTTTCGAGCCATTCGTAGTATCTCCTGATGCTGTAGATGATCCTGCCGCAATGAGTGTTCCAGACACCTACAGGTATCTGCTTTCTGGCACGCTTGGAGCGCAGGGCGGCGAGGGTGGTGCCCAGGATCTCGGCCATCTGCGCCTCGGGCACCTTGTCGCCAGTGATCCCGTCGTTTAGCTGTTCTGCTGCTGCCATACCTACCTCCCGCCGCCCACAGTGGGCCGCGCTGTCTTGATGATGTGAACTGCCAGGCCGAAGGTGATCAGCAGCCAGGCGCAGGTGCCGGCGAATGCGTAGATCAGTGCCTCGGTGGTGCCGGTGCCGAGAAGGTCGAGCCCGAGCCAGCCGAACCAGCCGATGGTTCCTGCCAGGTACAGCAAAGCGCCCAGCAGTATCAGGGTGAGTTTCATAGCGAACATGGGGTGTCCTTGCCGCGCTGGGCGGCAGAAGGTGGTTACAGGTCTTGAGAGTGCTTGGTGAGGGTGGCTTTCTTCTTTTGATCGCGGCCTCACGCTTGCGCAGCGCATTCATCTGGTCGTCCAGCTTTCGCCATCCGGCCTCAATGGCTTCGCGCTTGGATGTGTAAAGGTCCGCCTGGTGGTAGATCTTCCGACTCTGGGCTTGCATCCAGCCGTTTGGGCTGTACATGCCTACGATCTCGACCTTTTTCGGAGCGAAGCCAGCGGTCAGCGCCCAGGCCTCATAGGGAAATTGGTTTTCAGTCATGCAGGAATACCTCGCCCGCCGGAATCGGCAGGCATATAGGGGGTTGGAGTAATGGCGTTTTGCCCGGATATCTGTGTCTTTTGGATGGGTGTAAAACGGATATTCATCCCACCCAGTCGCCAGGAGGGCGCGTGCCCCATCAACTAGATGCGCCAATTGCGCACGCGTACCGCGGCCAAACGATGTTTCTCAAGTTCGTCTGGCGGCGCCCTAACGACAAAGCACCGGTCGCTGCGAAGATCATCGAGCCGGCGCCCATTCATGGCCTGGGCGAAGTCGCAGCTGAGCTGATGGGACCTTGGCCCGACTACCCGTCCGCTATTGATGAGGCGATGGCGGCGGCTGAGCGTTGGGTCGATAGTCAGTTGCCCTGAAGTACCGCACCGGCAGGCATGTAGGGGGATTGGGGTTAGGGAAGCGTGCTGCCGATTTGCGCTGCTACGACGGTGATTGCACGGCGGAGCGCGCCACCTCGCCCGGCTTCATCTGTCCATCCGATGTTCTCGCCGAAGCCGCGTAGCTCGACCATCACGTACTGCAGGTTGGTGAACCAGAGCACACTGAGTTGGAGGGTTGTCGCCAGACGGAGTGCATCGCCGTCATTGGTCAGCGGGGACCAGACGACGTCCAATCCTGACTTTTTATCGACGATCCATATTCCGCCAGAAGGGCAGTGCCGGTTTTCTTCAAGATCAATGCCCGCCGCTTTCGCTGCAAGATCCAGCAGCTCACAGTCGTTCATGGCCTTGCCCCCTTGTAGATGAAGACGTAGGCGAAACAGAGGGTGGCGATCATGGCGTCACCCGCTGGCCGAGCATCACATCGGAGACGATTTCCCAGAGCTGGGTCGGTGACCACTGGTAGCGATCGAAGTCAGTGTCTGGCTGAACGCCGAAAGTACAGGTCGAGTGGGCGCCTGCCGGGTACTCGCCTCGCTTCGCCATGATCGTCGCCACCCGACCATCACCGCCCGGCGTCGTAGCGTGGTAGTCGTAGGCGATGGTGTTGTAGTCATTGCCCGCCGCTACCTTGAACTCACCGTCGATAACCAGATTGGCCCGGCCATCAGGTGTCCATGGCCGCCCGCCGCCGGCAGTGCGCGAACCTTCATGCAGATAAAGCATGTAGGCCCCGTCGTCGCATCGCTCCATCTTGAAGCAGTGATTCAACTGAGTACCGACGATTACGCGGGAGGTGAAGTTGAAGCGGTGGTCGTGGATCGCAGAGTGGGCAAAGCAGGCACGCCTGGGCAGTTCAGGGTGCCAGACGTGCAGGCGTTGATTGCCTTCCAGCTGGACCTGCACAAAGCCCAGGCCGTGCAGGGTGATCTTGTCGGTCATTACGTCGTCAATGATGCTCATGAATTCACCTTTTCGAAGTAGAACACCACCGGGGCTCCGGTCTCTGTCACCAGGCCATATGCCTTGGCCAAGCGGTAAATTGGGGTGTAGTTGTTCAGCGACTCGACATGCCTTGCGATCCAGCTGCGCCAACCTTCCAGCGACTGGCCACCCTTGCTGATGTTGCAGGGCGCACAGGCCGGCATGATATTCTCCAGCACGTCATGCTCGGGCCGGAGCGGCTTGCCCGATACCAGCTTCCAGGTGCCAGCGGCGGTCTGCTTGGAAAGCAGCTCACGCACCACCGGGGCGAGATGGTCGGCGTGCCACCGGTCACCCAGCAGCACCCCGCAATAGGCGCAGTGCCCGCCGTACTTCAGGCGCACTTGCTCGCGCTCAGCTTTCTTTAGGCGCATTTATCACTCCGTACCCATCAGGTAGGTGGGCTCAGTTGCCTCCGCCAGCCAATCGCGAAGGCACCCACATTCAGCGTGCGGCGGATCTTCATCCGTCCACTGCCGATCAAGCATGGTTTCGCTGGTCAACTCGACGTCCCAGTCTGCGTAGTCGGCAGGGTCATCGCCGTTCATCTCAGCCAGCACACGCCGTGCTTCGTCTTCGCCGGTTGCCGCTACCCAGTCTTGATCGCCGACGCTGTAGCAGCGCAGGTCAGGGCGTGCCGGTTGGGAACCGTTCAGTTCGAACTCAGGAGGTTGGTTTTCATCAGGCATGACTTCGTCCTTGCCGCTATAGCGGCTGACTTTGAAGGGGGAGGGGATTGTTTGACCTTGACCCTGGAAAAGGCCGTGGAATGTGCTACAAATGAGATGCCGCGCATGCGTTTCAGGTATTCGTTGTTGGGGTGTTGCGCGGCAGACGCTCTATTATTCTGTTGGAGCGGGCTCTCCTGCTGTGAGCATTGATCGGTAGGCTGTCGCATTTAGCCGCGAGTTAAAAACTCCCTTCCTCTGGGCTACTAATTCAAGGCCTTGGTCTGCCGATCATCTCTTCTGATTTGCTTCAAGCGGCCCCTGTTACCCGGTCAAGGGTATTCACAAGCGCCAAAATGAAACGTTCATATGTTTGAATGTTTCCGTCAGCTTGCGGAGGAACCGCATGGGCTGATTTTCCATTTCCCGATGTAATCGTTTCACCCAAAGGAGCTACACCATGCAAGGAAGTATTAAGAGAAATTTCGCGTTTCTGTTGATCCCGCTCGTTGCGGCCTGTACCACGACTGACCGAACCCGAGAGGGCGGGGCACAGATTGAAAGCGCACCGCGCGTTCAGGCTGTTCAAGCAGTTCAATTCGATAACTGTTTGGTGGGATGCCCTACTGGTGGAAGTCCTTTGACGTTGAACCGCCAGGCGTACACGCTTAACAACAACGGTTCGACGAAGTTTGCGAATTGGGTGTCGTACAAGATCACCAAGGAAACACCGGCAAGCGGCCGCCCGCGCAGCTGGAAGACGGACCCGGATATTCCCGCTGGTGAAACGCTGGACCCGGTGGACTACAACGGCGCAAACGTCGCGCTCAAAGTCGACCGTGGCCACCAGGCAAACCTGGCATCGATGGCCGGCGTGCCGGACTGGCAAACCCTCAACTACCTGTCGAACATTACCCCGCAAAAGGCTGATTTGAATCAGGGGCCTTGGGCGCGCCTTGAGGACCAAGAGCGCAACCTCAGCAAGGAGGCGGGTGTTGACCAGGTGTTCGTCGCCACCGGGCCGCTCTATGAGCATTTTGTCGGCACACTGCCAGGCACGAACAAGGTCCACACAATCCCTAGTGGGTACTGGAAAATCATCTTCGTCGGCAGCTCACCTGAGAACGGCATCTATGCTTCATTCGTGATGAATCAGGAGACGGCTAAAGGCGCCAACTTCTGCGACTACCAGGTGACTGTGAACCAGATTGAGGAACGGTCTGGGCTGACTTTCTGGAGCAATTTGCCTCAGGCGGTGCAGACAGCCTTGAAGTCGAAGCAAGGGCAATTGCCGGCGCGAATTGGCTGTAAGTAACTGCCACAAGTGCGCCAAGGGAGGCTGTCGGACCCGGCAGCCTTTTCCTCCAAAGGCTTGATTCAAACAGTATCTGCACCTGCCTGGCGAAACACGGGGAGGGTGCCAGCCTGTTCGCGTACTGCCCTCATACCTTCCGCGTCGTAACCCCAGATGTTGCTGTCGTCGAACCTCTCGGGGCCGAGGCAGCCAGGGTGCATCGGCTCGCCGGTGCGGATGTAATCCCTGAACCCTTCGACCAGCGACCGAAGCGTGCCTCCATGGCTGAAGCCTCGCCACCGGCCACCCCAGGTTGTTTTGTGCGTGAAGATCCGCCGCGCGCTGTAGTCGTCGATGAACCAGACCTTGCCGCGGTGATCCACTTCCATTCGGGCGTAACGATTGGCGACATGGTTGAAAAAGAACCGGCGGCCGTGGTCACCGATGATCCGGATCACCTGGTTCACCTGTTCGGTGCGTAGTTGCTTCAGGGTGAGTTTGTTGTCTGTAGGCACGGGGGGTCCTTGCGGTCTATGCTTGACCGCTCCAGTAATCGTTTGAGGATTTTTTATGCCCGATCAAATGGAGATGCTTGAGCTCATTCTCACGGCAGAGGTGCTGACTCTCGGCAAGGCAATTCGGGCTGAAAGGCTTGCAAAGAAAGGCGTTGACCCGGGGGATTGCACCGCTGAAGCGATTCGCGATGTAAAGGTTTTACGTCAAAGGTTGATGAATGATCTGGCTATGACGAGAATTTAGGCCGCCAATCGTTGGTAAAGCTCAATGATATCGGCAGCGTTTGCCCTGACTAGCGCCTCAGCTTCATCTGGGCACACGCTGTTGCCGATGAGTCTAACCTGATTCGTCTTGTTGATCGGCAGCCACTGCTCGGTACCGGTGACCGGATCAACGAACAGGCCACGATCAATGATGTAGTCCTTGTCGAAGCCCTGGGCTGCTTTGAGTTCAGGCGGCTGCAGCATGCGCAATGTGATATCCACCAGAACATAACCGCCGAGCATGATCATCTCGGCGGGCTCCCTGAAATGCTCAGGCAGATGCTCATGCATGAAGGCGGCGCAGCGGCGGGCGCCTTCCATTTGTTCTGACGTCAACGTATCCGGCACCTGCACCACCTCGACCAAGGCAACGCGGTCTTTTGTCGGCAGCGTGTGCATCGGCTCTGTCAGCGAAACGCCGCCCTTATCGCACCCGTAGTACTTCACCAGGTAAGCGGTGGCAAGACGCTGGTTGGCACCTGACTGGCAGATGGTGGATGTCGGTTGGTATGCCGATCGCCCGTCGCCTTTGTAGAACCCACCATTCGCCTGTTCAAAGAATGCCGCTGTGACGGCATGATGCCCGGTACTGGTGGCGACCACGCCCAAGGGGCCGTCGACGTCAGCACCAACTGAGCCCTTTCGCAAAGTGACCATATTTGCTGCGACGATCCCGTGTCGCGCCGCACCGGCCAGCACAGTCTGAGCAGGATCATAGGGAGAGCCTCCCACAGCGTTCTGCCCGAATGCCGTCATATGCCCGCAAATAATGGCCTGTTCGCCGCGATTGGCGCCGGTGACCGTGCGGGCCGACTCATCTGGCGAGTAACCGCTGCGTTCACCATGGTGTGTGAGGTGGGTCAAGTGACACGCCGCCATTGCGAAGTGGCCACCTTTTACCTGGGCAACTTGAGTTCTCAGTGCTTCCTGAACATCGAAGTTGCGCTGCGATGACCCGTTGGCACATTCAGTGAGAAACGGCGCTGCCACGGGTTGCACCAGAGCGTGGTGTGTGCCGCCGGCGCTGATGGTAGAAACTGACTCATCCACGCCGTGTGTACTGGTGTGCGCTTCCGACGTCCCGCGCATTGGCACAATGAATGGCTTATCGCTGGTAATGACGTGGCGCCACATCCCCTTGGCAACCCGCCGGCGGGTATTCAGCGCCATTGGCTTGTCCCGGAAAATCGTTTTGCCCAGGTTGCTCCAGTCAATGCACTCGGCCGCAGTGCGCCAGGGTTGTTGTTTCGCTGTTGGCTTCTTGTGCCGAATCGGCCCCGGCCAAACAATCGGCACACCATCGCTGCGCGCTACCAAGTACAAGCGTTTTCGGATGGTGGGAGCGCCGGCATTTGCCGCGATACGCTCCCGCCATTCGACCTTGTAACCAAGGCCTCGCACCAAGGCTTCTTTGGGCACGTATTCGCCGATGGCCTCCAGAATCTCCGGCATATCCGGGTGATCATCCGGCAGCCCGGTGCTGAGCGCCGAAATGAATGACTTGAAGGTGCGCCCGCGCTGGGCCTTGATGGGCTGGCCGCTGTCGTCGATTGGGCCCCAATCGCAAAACTCTTCGACGTTCTCCAGGAACATCAGGCGAGGCCGGGTGGCATGCGCCCAGCGAACAACAACCCAGGCCAGCCCCCGCACTCCACGGTCGCGCGGTGCACCACCTTTGGCCTTGCTGTGGTGGCGACAATCAGGCGATGCCCACAAGATGCCTACGGGCTGCCCGCCGGTTGCCATGACCGGGTCAACCTCGAACACATCGGCAACGTAGTGAGCCGTCTGCGGGTGATTGGCTCGGTGCACCGCCAGGGCAATCGGGTTGTGGTTTACCGCGACGTCTGGCTCACGGTACGCCCGGGCAATGCCAGTGCTGGCGCCACCGCCGCCGGCGAACAGGTCCACCACCAGCTCTTTCTGGAATGGCAGGCCGATGCTCGGCTGGCCATGGATGAATTGGGGTTTCTTCTGTTGTGCGGACATGGATAATCCTTACCGCAGATAGCGGTTTATCGGAGAGGTTGAAAATGGAAATGTTTTTTTTCAGAGGAGTGGATTGCCGCACTGATGAGGAGAACGGCGGAAAAATCCTCGCCAAAGGCGATGCTGAGCAACTCGTTTTTTTTGCCGGGGATTCAACGGTGATGATAGGGAATGAGCTCAATACAATTGATGCTTCAAGCCGCAACGCGATGCACGGTCACAATATATGCAGCGACCAGTACAAAACTACATACGTTTCCTTCACCACGGATCGGCTTACAGCGGAGAAGTTTGCAACCAATTCAGGTCGTATGGATGGGTATGTCTACGTAATCTGTGCCAAAGCGCTAAGCGAACTGGGGATTTCCTATTCGTTTCAAGAAGCTCAGGTAAACAATCACGAGTTCGAGGTGTTAGTAAATTTGGCAGGGTTTGACTCGCTCCCTCATGCTGCGATCATCGAAAAGCTTTCAATAGCGGTTTGAAAAATCACGAAGCTAGATGTCAATTTTTCCGGTGTTGGGGTATCACGAGTGACCGGCATGGATCCTCGTCAGTAAAAAGTGAGTCTAAAAATTGCCTGCAGAATTTCCAGAGTTTTCTCTTAAAAAAATCATACTTAGAAAAGTTCGTCCTGAGGATGTTGGCTCTGTCTACGCGGGTCTGTCGGATCCGCGAGTGGTGGCTCAGTATGGTGTTTCCTATAAAAGTTTGGCTGCTACTGATGAGCAGATGAGATGGTTTGAGCAAATAGTCAGCCAGGAGACAGGAAGATGGTGGGCTATAGCCCTCAACACAGATGATTCAATGATTGGAGCATGCGGGCTGAATGATTGGTGCCATAAGCACCGCAAGGCTGAAATCGGCTATTGGCTGATGCCCGAGCACTGGCGGAAAGGTCTCTTAACTGAAGCTCTACCAGCAGTTATCCGGTACGGCTTTCGGGATATGGGGCTACATCGGATCCACGCAGACGTGGAGCCTGATAACAAGCCCAGCTGCGCGCTTCTGACAAAGTTTGGATTTCACCTCGAAGGAACGCTTCGTGATGTTGAGGTTAAGGATGGCAAGTTTCTAAGTCTTCACCAGTACGGCCTGCTTGCCTCAGACGCCGCTGCATCACGGTTTCTTAATTAATCACCACCGTGGAGTATCGGTGGTGGCAATTTGGTTTGGGTTGGGGTATTACGGGTGACCGGCATGGAGCCGGATCAAGGAGCAAAACGAAATGTCGATGAAGATCACGATTAATCGCAAAGGCCTCGATCAACTTCTAAAAAACGCAAAGGAAATGGAGGGAACGCATCAGGTGAAACTCACAGATACGCTTAATCCGGAATTTGTCTCATCCCATAGCAAATTTTCTGATTTAGACGCCTTGTTTGCTGCATCCGGATTCATAATTGATAGCCTCGAAGACTTTGCCGCCATTCCTGACGACGAATGGGACAAATTTATTTCTGAGAATACGGACTTCAGTAGCTGGGAAGAGATGCAGCGCTCCGGCGGAACCGCTTACATGAAAGCCAAGCTTCACAAAGGCCTATAGGCTACTTGGCCACCCGTGTCTTTCCTGATTTCGTTAAGCTTTAACTGTGGGATTCCCGCGCCACGTTTTCTCTAATCACGACTGCGTGGCACGGATAACGCTAGTCAGTTGGCGGCGAGCTTGAGCTGATCAGTGAGTTGCGTCGGCAGATTACGCAGCGTCAGCGTGCCACCAGCCTGGTCAAACTCGATCTTGTCGCCCAGCAGGTGAGCATCGAAGCTGATCGACATGCCTTCGGTACGGCCGGTGAACCGCCGGAATTTGTTGAGCGTCTTTTTATCCAGTGGCAGCGTGTCGGACAGGCCGTAGTCCTTTGCCTTGATGAAGTCGTAGAAGTTCTTCGGCCGGTCTTCGTCGATCATGCCCGACAGCTCGTCGAGCGTGATCGGCTCCCCGATTTTGGCCTGGGCCATTGAATAGTTGACCAGGGTGGCCGTCTTCTCACAGGCTGACTCTTCTGACAGATCCTCGCTTTCTACAAAGTCGCTGAACGCCTTTAGCAAAGTCCGGGTTTCGCTCGGGCCGTCGATTCCTTCCTGGCAGCCGATGAAATCGCGAAAGTACTCGTTGAACTTGCGGCCCTGCTTGCCCTTGAGGTAGGAGATGTATTGCAGCGACCGCGGGTTGTTCTGCCATTCGCTGATATTGATCCGCGCGGCCAGGCGGATGTGGTCCAGGTCCAGGCGTTTCACTGTCATCAGGTGGAGTTCTTCGGTCATGGTCACAGCTTCTGTTTCCTGCACCAGGGCTATGACCAGATAGTCGGTCATACCTTGCTGGTAATGGCAGAAGAGCGCGTGCCCACCGGTGGAAAGGTTCGATTCTTCCATCAGCTTGGTCAGCTGTTCCACCGCTGTGGTGCTGAACTCCAAGAAGGTGGAGCCGCCGGCCAGGTATTCGCGGAGCCAGCCGCTCAGCGGATAGGCGCCCGACTCGGCGTGAAAGAACCCCCAGGCCTTGCCGGCGGTGGCGTTGTAGTTTTCGTTGAACTGCTGCATCAGGTCATCACGGGCCTGGCTTTCAACCTGCTCAGTTGAGGCCAGAAGCAGCACCGCCGGGTTGCCGTCGGGCTTTTTGTCGATTTTGTGGATTGCACTGTGGCGTACGGGCATTTGTTGAACCTCGGGTAGGCGCCGCCCTCCGGATTCCGGTGGTGGCAATTTGGTTTGAGTTAAGGTATTTATTGGCTCTCTAATGACACACGGAGTAAGTGGCTATGGGCGGCATCAAACGAACGATTGAAGAAAACGAATCCAAGTACAACGAGGCTTTAAAAATCGCCGTTGAGGCTGGCACTCTTCAGAAATGCGATAACCACGATGGCACTTACTTTTCGGATTCTGGAGATATCGAAGAGGCGGAAGAGTTCGCTAGAGAGCAGTTTTCTAAAGGTGAAGTGCACTATTTCGATGACGAAAATGAGCTAGTGGAAGCTGTGCGCGCCGTATCAGAAGAGAATAGTGCAGATCAATGCTTCAGCTGCGATGTTGACTGATAATTTATCAGTTAGATAAAGGTTGAAGTATCTCGTCGCCCGGGTCTTTCTGGATGGCGAGCAGGCTTTTATTGCGGAATTCCCGCGCCACGTTTTGCGATATCTCGATTTCGTGGCGCGGCGGATTCAGTAGCGGCTGGCACTTCGCGGAGCCGAGCGCATGCAGGTGATGAATCATCAGCGTCATCGCCTCGCCTTGCTCAGTAATGCCCGACCACTCCATCAGGTCGGCAAGTGCCTGACGCGTGCCGGGGCGAACCCTGAGCCTCAATTCCTCTTCGGCATTCGCCACGCGCTTCCTGGCAGACTTGGCCGAGCGTTCTTTCTGGGTTACTGCTGCCATGGCCTACCTCTTCTATTCCGCTGGCCGACAGTGCGAGCCAGGTTTGTCGTTTGCGTTGCTGGGTGCGGGCTATGCGGCGCATGAATCGACCTTCACCTGGCACCAGGCGCCGACGGCTTCGAAGATCCGCGCTGCGTGCGCCTCGTCCAGCGATATCGCTTCAGGGATGGCGATCCAGCCGGAAGCCACCATCTGGCTCTGGTTGGCCTCGTCGCGCAGTTTCTTGTAGCAATGCTCGATCACGTCTTCCAGGTGGTCGGAGAGGTAGTTGCCATCGGGCGCCACCTCCACCGACTTGCTGTAGCGATCGCCGCGGGCGTCGATACAGAGGGCGCTGAGGTAGATCGTCCACCGGTGAGGAATTCCGCAAACGGCCTGGCCGATCTTTCCGGGCGGGATGTTCTTCAGCGACTTGTAATTAATCATGCCCTGGCGGCCGCTGGGGTCGATGTTGACCACCGCGACGTGGTTGGCGGCCAGCAGCGACCGGCAGGACCGCTCAATGCGTGCTTTGAGATTATGGGGCTTGCGCTTGCTCATAATGCCTCCGCGAGTTTGCGGAGTGCGTTACGCTCAGTCCTCGAGATCGGCGGCTTGCGGCGCTTGAGGATGGTTTCGGGATCGATCTTGGTGGAGCGCTTCGGCGGTGGCGGGTTGATCTCCGGGCTTTCGCCTTGGTAGATCGTCCCGCCGGCGGACAGGAACTGAGCGGTGCGCTCCGATATTGAATCGGCGTGCTGGCGTTGCTGTTCGACCAGGCTGAGGTGGTTGCTGATCATGGCTGCCTCACTTAATTCTGATTGAACTGTCGCCGCGCTCCAGGTGAGCCCATTTCGGCTCTTCGATCAGCTCATGTTCGGCATCTTCGCCGGCGGCCATGCGCTTACGGACAGTCTCGTTATGCTCTCGGATCTCCTTGAGCTTGGCGGCAATGGCCTTTTTGTCCGGAGCAATGCTCGACTTCACAGTGGTTAACTCGTCCGGCACGGCGTCTTCGTTGTCGACGATCACCCGTTCGCTTCCCATCGCCAGGGTAATGGTGAAGAGCGGACGCTTGATCGACTTGATATTGGCGGCTTCCATGTTGCGGCGCAGGTAGTCGCTGATCTGTGACACGCTGTTGGACTTGATCCGCTTGAGCTCGGCCAATCGCTCGATTTCATTTTCGATGGCGGTCACGTCGCTTTCGATATTGCGACGCAACATAACGATGTTGTCGGCCTTGATGTTGAAGTCGCCTTGAACCTCGTCCATGGCGTGCTGCAAGGCCTCTTTCAGGCCTTCATCGTCGGTGTCGGCCATGGCCTGGAGTTCGGCGAGTTTGCCGGTGAGTGCGTAGAGCTGGGTCATGCTGCTGCCTCCGTGCCTTTCTCAAGGCTGGCTTTGCGTTCTTCGAATGCACGAGTGATGCGGGCGATGTGTGCAGGCTCGTTTCGCCGGGTGGCTTCGCGAATGTATTTCACGTTGAGCGTCTTCAGCTCGTAGATAGTCACGGCCTTTCCAATGGTTTCGACGGCCGAGGCTAGCCAGTCGATGCGCTCTTGTTTTTGGCGCAGAATTTCGGCGTCCTTGTCGTCGGCGTTGGCAAGAGCCTCTTCTTCTTTGAGCTGGGTGACGTATTCGTCGTCATCGAACAGGCCAAGGAACACATCAGCGCTGAAGCCGAGCATCGACAGGGATTTCTTGATCGCGTCGGTAAGGGACTTCTTCGGCGCTTCGCCGTCGGTTGTGGTGCCGAACTTCGACTTGTAGAGGTAGCGAGTGCAACCGTACTGCTCGATTTCTCCACGCTTGCCGTCGAGCGTGAACCAGAACTTGATCTTGATGGTGTGGTTCAGCTCAAGCCCGAGCGATGCGCGCTTGTCGCCATCACCAACGAACATTTCCGCACCAGGGTCGAAGCGCTCTTCCACCACCGACCAACCGAACCCGATACCGACAGGCCCGAAAATCTCGGTCGCCTTCATGATCATCGCCGTACCGTTGAGGCTGGTGATCTTCTGACCGCCGACTTCGGCTTTTTTCGTGTGACTGGTATCGGTCTTGCTGACCTGATTCCAGATTTGCATATTTTTATCGGACATCACTTGCTCCTCCAGCCATCAGCGCGCTTGAACAGCTCCTTGAAGGAAGCGGCCGGTAGCCTGCTCATGTATTTTTTGTTGTCGCGGTACCATTCTTCCAAGGCCGCTTTGGGCGTCTGGATAGCCACGACGTGGGAGACCTGCTGTTTGTATGAGGTCGAGTTGGCCACTTGCGAGTGGAATGTCCGGCTCACCACTACAGTGTTGGTCATTCCCTGCTTGACCAGGTTGTTCAACTCTTCCTGGGATTGAACTGCAATGGCGCCCGGGTGCTTCTGCTGGAACAACCTGTAGCAGGCCTCCCGTACAAGCTCGGTACTGCCGTACTCGACGTATTCAACGTCCGGGATGCCCGCCTCGATCTTCTTCGCCACTTCATCCAGGCGCCCGGTGTCGATCCAGGCGTTTTTAGATACCTGTTTCAAGTCCCAGCCGCTGACCGTCTGGCGATCACGCTCAAGCTGCAGGTGTTCAGGGAGGATGTCGTAGCCGTAGGTCAGGTCGGTGTCGCAAACAAATAGCGTGCCGACATAGAGCTTTCCGGGCCTGGAGGGCAGGATGTGGCCGTATTTGGTGCCGATCACGTCGCTCATTGGTGGCTGCATGCGCAGACACATGCTGCGGATTTCCGCCTCGTCGTCATCGGTGAGGCCGGAGACGACGAATTCAACACCCTGATTCTGCCGATGCGCCGGGGTCTCATTGATGCACAACACTTCGGCGTCGAACTGGTCGCTGTGCCGGAACTCAGGCACCCACTGCTTGTTGCCGTTCCAAACCGTCACGTCGTAACCGTTCCGGGTCAGCACCAGCAGGGCGATTTTGTAGCCCTCGCCGAAGCTGCCGATGGCATCAGTGCGGTCAGACTTGGACGTGCTGCCCAGCACCAGGGTGCTGGCCTCCAGCCTTGCAAAGCGGCTGGTGATGAACAGCTGGCCGTCAGCGAAGGCGTATTCGAAAGGCGACTCACTATCCAGGGCGTTCTGTACCAGCTCCCGGATGGCCTCTTTCAGGCCCCAGTGGCGGACGTAATCGCGGGACAGGGGGAGTTCGTAGGACTTGGAACGGATGCGATCTGCAATTGCTGCGAGCATGGCGATACTCCGGCGCCATCCTTGCGGGGCGCTGTGAGGTGTTGTTTATTGAGTGATTCGATCAGCGAGGGCGCTGAGCAGCATCAGGAACGTAAAGAGGGCAATGACAGGGAAGGCGCCGCACCAGATGAGCATGCGCCTGGTCCGCTGGTGGGAATTCAAGGCCGAATCCTCACCGCAATCCGACCACCTTTCATGGTTGGCGCTAGGCGCTGCGGCAGATCCCGCACCAGGTCCTCACGCTTGCGACCGATCAGCTCGTTGAAGGGGAGGCCGAAGCCAAGGATGGCGATGCGGCGCTCGATATCGTCGAGCTGCTCGTCGATCAGCGATCTAACCGGTGCGGTGGTCATGCGGCCTCCTTGCGGAGCCTGGTGATTTTCAGCAGGCGCTGGCAGTAGTGGTTGAATTCGTCGACGGTGATTGCGTCGCCGGTGAGCATGTTTGTGATCATCCGCACTACGACGGCTTGCGCGCCTGGCTCGCTGCTGGGATGCTCAAGCGCTTCAAGCGCCTCATCGATCAGGATGTGCGGGCTCATACATCGGCATCCACGTCGTCTTCGCGCTCTTCGCGTTCCGCCGCTACAGCGTCTTCGGCGTAGGGCCGCAGCAGCGCTACAGCGATCTTCTCGACCGCTTCAATGGGCTTTTGCTGGCCCAGCAGGTCGGCAGCGTGGGATCGGGCATCGCTCTGGCTGCCGAGCATTGCCGACAGCAGGAGGCGGGCAAACGAATCACGCTGGTCCAGACCGTCGATCTGGCGCTGGTTCAGGTGGCCTTGCAGGACCGTGCAGAACCGGTCGAACGTTACGACCTGCGGCTGGCCGAAGCGCCGCTTCCATTTGATGTCGACGCCGCACACTAGGCGCTCTGCCGAATGCTCAAGCCAGTCAGTCACCTCGTCGCTCTCGCTGACCTCTGGAGGCAACTGCGCGTCGTAACGCTCCTGGCATATCTTCAATGCTGCGTTCATGGTCGCCTCCAAAGTGGCGGGTTGTTCACCTGTATTCGTCAACACTCATGCCTCTCGCTGGTTGCCGATGGGCGCGGGGGAGGAGTGCTGACGTAATAAAGGTGCGGAAGTGAGCCCAGGCCCGCTACTGGCGACGGCCTGGGTTTTTTTCGTCAGCGGTGTGGCCCGTTGCCCGCTGCTGATTGCAGGGCTGGCCGGTCGTCTTCGGTGTGGGCTTCGAGCTTCCTACTCACAGCGTCAAACAGCATCTGTTCGCCGTGGATCACAGGTCTTTACAACATGCACGCTACAGCTCTGAATGCCCTGGCTGATTGGGGCAGGGTGCATGAGGTCCGGCGTTCCCAGCCGAGGCTATCGGGATCGCTAATTCAAATCTTTTGGAGCTGGCCGTGACACGCTACTGGCGTCGGTCACCGGCTTGAATCAAATGTCACTCCAGCCGCGGGCCTTTCGGCTTGTTCTCCCGCTGGATAACTGTTCTTGGCGCTTTACGCTGCACGCCCGGGTCAGTTGCCAACCCTCTGAACTGTTTAGGCCGGTTCATCGCTGCCTTTGAATCTGGGCCGGTTGTGATCCGGCAAGGGAGTCGCTAAAGAACGTCGCGGCTTTCGCTGCTGGCCGGCGGTGTTCGCTGCTGGCTTGAGGTAAATTTACCATTTGGAAATTACCTGTCAATGCATATTGGTAAATAAAATGGTAAACAATTCCACGATTCAAGGTAAATCTATGATGTGTATTGGTTTTGTAAGGGCGTAAAAAAGCCCGCTTAAGAGCGGGCTCATTTACATGTCGCTGTATTTTCGCCACTCGATTCTGACGGCGCCGGAATCCAAATGGTCGATGCGGATACCTGCGGTGTCGCCAATGTCTTGGATCACCTGTCGCCAAGCCTCCGGGCTTTCGTCGTCCAATCTGAACACTTCAACTGCCTGGATCTCCTGCACATTCGGTGAGGCGATGATCCGCTGGAGTCGGTGACCGACAAGTTCATATGAGTTTCTCGGCTTGCCAGTGGAGTAGGGGGACTGGTTCATGCTTCGCTCCTTGCGGGTACTGTATGAATAAACAGTATTTCGGTCGTCGCACATTGGCAAGTGAAAATTCTTCCATTGGCTCAGAACCCGGCTGCGAGTCAGCGCCGGGATCCTGAATGACAGTGGGGCAACTGGTACACTGGGTCGATTGGACCAAGGAGATGGGAATGCGCGGATTAGCAATTACGGCCCTAGCGCTAGCGGTAACCGGATGCGGCGGAGATATAGACCGAGCTCGAACGTCAGTCGCTAGCCACCTAAAAGATCCTGACTCTGCAAAATTTAGAAATGAGCGGCAAGTTTCAGACGTGGCCGTTTGTGGCGAGGTGAATGGGAAGAATACGTTCGGCGCCTATTCTGGATTCGCCCAATTTCTTGCTATGAAAAGACCTGGCGGGTTTGACGTGATAATCGATCCAAATATGACGGACCGGTTCGCAGGAAGCGTCTGCGGTTATGCCAAGGCCGAGACGGACGCAAAAACTGAAGTCAAGGCCCCGCAGCCTGTTCTGGAAATTCCAGGGGTTAGGTGGTCCGTTCAATTAGCGTCCGTCAGCAGTGAGGAAAAGGCTGAGGCGATCAGTAGAGATCTTGTGAGTTCTGGGTGGAGGCCCTACACAACACGCAGTGATGGAAAAAGTCGCGTGTTTGTAGGGCCATTCTCCACGAGGGCAGAAGCCAATGCTCAGATGGATGACCTGGCGCGTAAGAAGGCTTTCAACGGGTTTGTGCTGCGATACCAAGAGCCGGCGGCATCGGGCAAATAGTAGAGATGTACGTAAAATATGGCAGAGACAAGAAACCCGGCACTGGGCCGGGCTTTCGTCATACATATCGATAAGATTGCGGTGCGGTAATGTTTTCACCGTAGTCGCGCAAGTTGATTGGGTTTTGGTATTTTGTAACCTCACCAACCTTTATGGCGAAAGCTTTTTCTCGGCCTGAAAAATACTCGCTGTAAAAATCCTTGCTGATGCCAGCATGTTTTTTTGTTTCTTTCCAGACGCTGGACGGTGAACCTTCAATGACGCCATCTATTGAAAATTCACCAATAATTTTTCCTACTGGCATAGTCACATAGACTATGACTTTAGAAATATTCTCGCGCTTGAAAATGTTTTTTCTAAACTCAAAAAGCTTTTCGCCTTGGAAGATCTTGTCCGCGAACTCTGGTTTAATTGACAATAAGACGTTCATCGGGTGACCCCATTTCAATAATTTTATCAAACTGATTGCGGGAAAGGTCTATGCAACTCCAGCGAAGTGCTTCATCTATACCTGCTTCGTCGATAAGTCTACCGCGATTTGGTCGCTTGGGAAAGGCAATGTTGTATGTAAAGCGGACGATAAACTGGTTGTTGTTCTTTTTATAGAAATCTATTAGCTCGTTTTCTGAAAATACGCTGTGTGGCCGGCAATAGTTTAAATATTCTTCTATATCCTTAAAGTCGTTCATGTGCTTTGTCTCCTCAACAACGCATACAGAACTAGCGACGGCGCGGAAACGTGCTGCGCCTGCACCATCGCCAGTCCTGTAAATCACCAGAACATCTCCTCTTTTCATGGCGGCGATTCCAGGCATGTTGCAGAGGTAAACCTTGTGTATGCTATTTGTATGCGACACATCTCTAACAATCAGAGCGGGATCTTCATTGCGAAGGATTGAGTCGGGAAACAAGATAGAGTGGAACTCAGGTTTGACAGCTAATAGATGAATTTTGTTTCCGGCCATATTGACCGTAGGATAGTCAAGGGTAGGATTTCCGGTTGTACTAGGAATACTTTTTTTATAAACGAACTCTACGCCATTTGCTGTGCCCTTGCTGCCGTGCCGGACAAATCCATATTTCTCAAAAAGCGAGATAAGACCTTTGTGTTTTTCAAATATAGTTACGTATGCATCGTCAGCTTTGTGTAGGATCAAGTGGTCAAATATTTTTTTTAGGAATCGCTCTCCCAGCTTTGTTCCATGGGCATTTATTTTCAGCGTCCCTATTTTTAAATGCGTTCCATTTGGCAGGGCTGGAGTCACATCATCTACAGAGCCTTTTTCAAGCTTTAAGTATAGAAAACCATCAAGCTTGTGGTTGTCGTTAAAAAATACATATGCGCTGGATCCTTCTGCGCTTTTCTTGGCGAACCATGCTGGTAATTCTTTATAGTCCGCTTTTAACGAATCAAAAAAAACGTCTTGAAAGTCTATGTCGGAAAATTTAGTGTGCTGTAGATTCATCTGCTCTTCCCTGATGCGTGGTTAAAAAGAAACCCAGACCTCATTGTGGCCTTTGTCCTCTCGTATTCATTGAATTCTCAGTTCGTACATCAAGGCTTTTCTCGCAAAATCCTTCCCGCCTTCACCTCTTCCGCATACCCGGCCAGCCGATCCTCGTCCGCATGAAGCGCCGTGCACATCTTCAGCACGGCCTGGGCGCCCGCCTCGTTCCCTGCCAGGCTCAGCCGCTCCGCAATCCTCATCAGCTCTACGGCTGACCACTTTAGGTCGGAGGCCACGCCTTGCAGGTCGCGCTTAAGGTCTTGGTTGGGCTTGTTGAGGGCCATAGCTGGCTCCTTTTGGTTAGCGGGCGTACATACCCCACCAGAATACGTGCCCCAGGATAGCTATCTGCTCATCCTGCATCTGCTGAAAGGTGTAGTCCTCATCGGGGTGCTCATCACGATTGAAGCTGCGCAAACGAATTCCCGACGGCAAACGGTAGAGCTGCTTAACTCGCAGCTGGCCATTGTGGTTGATAGCGTAAAGATCTCCATCTGCAACATCGCCCAGCCCGGTTTTCCCGGTATTTACCCCCACGGTCGCGCCGTCCCGGAGAACTGGGATCATGCTGTTGCCGCGAACAGTCACGCACTTAGCGTTGCTGAACTGGACCCCGTTTTCGCGCAGGCTTTTTTTGCCGAATCGCAAAAACTCTGCGTCGTGCTCTTCGATGGAGAATCGCCCGGAGCCGGCAGCCAGCTCTACCTCCCTCAGAAATGGAACGCAGACCTCGTCGTCGTTAACTGGTGTCTGATCGTCCCAAACGCTGATCTGCTTCAGGGGTACTTCTACCTGGATCCGCGGCTGCGCTGCATCTGAAACGGTGCCAGAGGATAATTCAGCTTCGCTCAAAGGCCTATCCAGAGATCCGAGCTCAAGCCCGCACTTCTGCTCGAAGTCGCGCGCCATCTTCTCCCCGATATTTCTGAGGTGTTCGGCCTTGTCCGTAAACAGGCGTGAAATGTAAGACGGCTGCTTGTCGACCTTGGCGGCGAAGTCAGCGTCTTTACCCCCGAAGTCGCGATCAATGATCTGGCGTACTCGGGCTCTGCGTATGTCTTTGATTTCCATCCCTCGATTAAAACCTTTATTTCCCTTAAGGGAAATTACCTTTACTTGGTAAATATCTATGGTAAATTCATGCATAAATGAACCAGAAGGTAAATCCGTATGGACTTCCCCACGTACGCAAAGCAGCTTCCGCGCGGCGGAAGAAAACGCCTCGCTTTAAGCCTCGGTATCCCAGCGAGCTACCTGTCTCGACTCATCTCTGGCGACCGGTCGATTACCGCCGAGCGCGCCATTGATATTGAACACGCAACGGGCGGGAAGGTGACGCGCCAGGAATGCTTGCCAGAAATCCAGTGGAAGCACGCCAGCTAAGCGACATCCCTGTCCGCCGTTCCATGAAGCCAGATTAGAAGAGAGCAGTCCCCATGCAAACGTCCAGTTCCAGACACACCGTACAAACCCGTGATCAGGTGCTGGTCGCTCACGCTGCAAACCAGATCGCACGCACCAGTTTGAGCCAGGACGACTTCGCCCAAGCGCTGAGCCGTGAGATCTACCTGACCGTGCCCGCCGCGAAGATCAAAGACGCGAAAGTCCCGGACTTCGAAGAGCTGGCCCGCCTGAACGACGTGGGCGAGTTCATTAAAGCTACCGGCCGCTGGCTCAAGCGTGTTCAGCGCTGGCTGTCCGGCGATCAGGAAATGCCGTCCTGGCTGGAAGAGTCGTGGGTCAACGCCCTTGAGCCTGAATTCCGCGACCACTGCCTGAATGAGTTAGCAAGCCGCCACGGCTTGACCGGCGCCCGCCAGATGACCAGCGACCAATGCGCCAACAAGAGCTTTGGCGCATTGATCCGAGCCTTGGGCGATGTGATCGACACCGGCAGCGAGGTGTTTGACGACCAGGTGATGTGCGAGCAGGACCTGCCGCACCTGCCAGCGTTCGCCAAGCAGTGCCGTCAGGTTGAAGCAAAGGCGGGGGAGTTGCGCCGCAAGGCTGAGGCACTGATCAACGACAAGCCTGCACTGAAATCAATCGCCTGAATCCCAGGCACAAAAAAGCCGACGTACGAGGTCGGCTTTTTCTACAGCGGTAAACAACTGGAGCGAATCATGCACCAACACACCGAATCGATCAATAGCCCCAACAATCTCGCGCCACGTTCTCCGCAATCTGAAAACGTGGCGCGCAATTCCTCAGTGATTCCGTTCGACTTCGACGGCGCCGCGATCCGAGTCATTACCGACAAGCTCGGCGACCCCTGGTTTGTTGCCCGCGATGTCGCTGACGCCCTCGGCTACTCAAAACCGGAAAACGCCGTGGCCCGTCACTGTAAGGCTGCGACCACTACCCCGAAACAGGGTGGTGGTTTCATGACCATCATTCCTGAGCGGGATCTGTACCGGCTGGTGATGAAGTCGAAGCTGCCGGCTGCGGAGAAGTTTGAAGAGTGGGTGGTGGGCCAGGTCCTGCCGAGCATTCGCAAGGCCGGTACCTTTTCTGCCCAAGGGCCGAACAATTCCAAGATCGTCGGCGAGCTCGCCATCCTGGAATGCTTCGACCGCCTGTTGAAGCCAGCGAACTCCAGCAAGATGCTGATGCTGGCTAAGATCGCCGCCAACAACGGCCTTGATGCAAAATTCCTCCCAGGCTATGCCGTGGACGCCGCGCCTTATGTCGCTGGCGGCTCTTCCATGCCGACCAAGGCAATCACCGCCCTTATCAAAGAACACGCCATCGCCAGCACCGCGCGCGCATTCAACATTGCACTGGAGACCCACGGCTTCCTCAAGGTGCTCCAGCGCAAAAACTCCAAGCAAGAAACGGTGGATTTCTGGTCCGTGACCGAGAAGGGCATGGCCTACGGCAAGAACCTCACCAGCCCTCAATGCCCCCGCGAGACGCAGCCTCACTGGTACGTGGATCGCTTCCTTGAATTGGCCGCTAAGGTCGGGAAGGCCTGACATGCAATACACCGTCAAGATTAACCAGGTGAAGGCGCTCGAATGGGGGCTGAATTCTCAGCAGGCCCTGTTGTTCGCTTTCGTCTACGGCTGCCCGAGCTGGACCAAGCCAATCAAGACCGATGACGGGATCTTCTTCGCGCTGAGCAAGGCCAAGATCATTGAGGAGCTGCCGCTGCTCACCGATAAGCCCGACACCGCTTACCGCATGCTGAAGGCCCTGGAAGAGGCCGGTTTGATTGAGCTTCGCCCTGAAGCATTCCGACTCACCGAAAAAGGCTGTGAGTGGAACCCGGACCGTATGGGCCACGTCACCGCGCACCAACCGCCGGTCCTCCCGCCCCGGCGCAGGACGAAAAAGAAACCAATCCCTTCTGGCTTGCGTGCTCTGGTATTCGCCCGCGACGGTCACGCGTGCTTGCGCTGCGGCTGCTCGGTGCTGATGCGTTTGAGGGCTGATCATGTGGTTCCTGAAAGCCAGGGCGGAGAGGCCTCTTTGGGCAATCTTCAAACCCTTTGCATGTCCTGCAATAGCTGGAAAGGCGTGCAGACGATTGATTTTCGCACCTTAGCGGGAGGTGCGGCATGAGCATGACTCTCATGGTGGCCGCGATGAAACTTCGCGTCGGTAATCCATTGCGGAAGTTGGTGCTGATCAAGCTGGCCGATAACGCCAGCGACGTTGGGGAGTGCTGGCCTTCCTATCAGCACATCGCCGATCAGTGTGAAATCAGCAAGCGTTCTGTCATGAACCACATCACTGCTTTGTGTGACGCAGGACTGTTGTGTAAAGAAATTCGAAAGGGTGGGCCGAAGGGGAATTCGTCGAACGTGTACTTCCTCACTCTCGATGGTGGTGCACCTCCTGCACCAGGGGTGGTGCAGCAGATTCACCAGGGTGGTGCAGCAGGTTCACCCCCTAGTGAATCTCCTGCACCAGGGGGTAGTGCAGCAGCTGCACCCAGAATCAGTAACTCTCTTGAACCAGTCATAGAACCGGTCATTGAACCAATTACGCCCCAGGCTACCGCCAAGGTCGTGACGGGGCAGGTCGTGCCATTTGTTTCGCAGCAACCACGAGTTGAGATCCCCGCCGACATGCCAGGGCCGAAGGATCAGACCTGCAAGACTTTCAAAGTCTGGGCCAACTACGCCATGGCCTACCGCAAACGCTACAACGCCTGGCCGGTTTGGAACGCCAAGTCTGGCAAGCAGATGGCATTGCTCGTCGACCGCCTCGGTGCCGACGTCGCCCACCACGTGGCCGCCCACTTCCTTAAAACCAGCGATGCCGCTGTACTGCGCAAGTGCCATAGCCTCAACGAGCTGCTGGCCAACGCCGAGAGCTACCACACTCAGTGGGTCACCGGGCAGCGCATCAACGGAACAACGGCCCGCCAGATGGAGCGCACCGAGGCGAACCACTCTGCAGCCGAGCAGGCCGCCCAGATGGTCCTGGCCAAACGCAAATCGGGTGACCGCAATGAATACCTCTGAAATGAACGACCAGCAGGTTGCAGGGCTGGCCGCCGCCATCTGCGCAACCGCCGAGGCCATGGGTCAGGAAATGAACCCAGGCACTGCCGCGATGATGGCCGAAGACCTCTGCGCCTACCAGGTACCCGTTGTCAAAGCCGCGTTGAAGTCTTGCCGCTTCGAAGTGAAGGGCAAGCTGGCTATGGCCGACATCCTGCAGCGTGTCCAGACCTCCGACGGCCGCCCTGGGAAGGACGAGGCCTGGGCCATTGCAATGACCACCAATGACGAATATGAAACCGTGGTGCTGACCGACGAGATCCAACTGGCACTGGCTGCCGCGAAACCCATCCTGGATGGCGGCGACAAAATCGGCGCGCGCATGGCGTTCATCGATGCCTATCAGCGGTTCGTGATCCAAGCTCGCGAGGATGCAAAGCCGGTCAACTGGCATGTATCCGTAGGCTTCGACGCTAACCGTCGTATCCAAGCTGTGACCAAGGCGATGGAGTTGAAGCGAATCCCGCGCGAACACGCCCAGAAGTACCTGGCGGACCTGAGTATCGAGCCCGTCACGGAAGATGGCCGCGCGATTGCGGGTTTGCTTACTGGCACCGTTACTCGGCCAGCGCCGGCTCTGCGCGAAAAGCTTGAGCTTGTGAAGTCATCGATGTTGGAGATGCGTGCAGCCAGCGCTGAGAAAAAAGACGAGATCCGGATTGAAGCTGCCAATGAGTTGGCAGACCGCCGGGCGTTCCTTATCAAGCAGGCCCGAGAGCTGGAAGAGAAGAGGGCGGTGCAATGACCGACAAGATCAGCGTCAACTGCCAGGCCAAGCTCACTGAGGCCATCACATGCCTGACCACCATGTACCGGGACAAGAAGTTTGTAGTGGTCTCCCTGCGCCCAGGCAAGGACCGTACGCTCGACCAGAACCGGCTGTGGTTCGGCATGTACAAGCGCATCGCCGAGATGAGCCAGATCGGCGATGCGGCCGACGCCCGCCGTTACTGCAAGCTGCACTTCGGCGTGCAGATCCTGCTGAACGAGGACGCTGGGTTCCAGGCCGAGTGGTACCGGGTCATGCGTCATCTGCCATACGAAACGAAGCTGGCCATGATGGGCGAGTGCCATTTGTTTGGCCCTGATGGCTTCCCGGTGACCAGCCTGTTCAACCGCGCCCAGGGCGTCGCTTACACCGATCGCATCGCCGCCTATTTCACAGGCCAGGGTGTGGTTTTCAATGATCTGCTCAGCAAGGAGGCTGCATGATCGCCAAGCAACCCAAACCGAAGAAGTGCAAGAACCCCGCATGCGGCATCAGCTTCCCGCCGCAGCGCCTGGGCCAAGCCGTATGCAGCCCGAAATGCGGCTTGGCCATCAAGGACGTGAATCAGGCGAAGGCGCGCAAGTCGCTGGCCCAGGTTAACCGCCGCGAGATCAAAGTCCGTAAGGAGAAGCTGAAGAGTAGGGCGGATCACCTGCGTGAGGCCCAGGCCGCAGTGAATGCGTACGTGCGCCTTCGCGACGCGTACTTGCCGTGCATCAGTTGCGACTCGGCGCCCAACGACAACGACCTCATGACCGGCAGCCGCTGGGACGCCGGACATTACCGTTCCGTCGGCGCCTGCCCGGAGCTGCGCTTCGAGCCGCTGAACATCCACCGGCAGTGCGTGAAGTGCAACCGCAACCTGTCCGGCAACGCCGTGGAGTACCGCATTCGCCTGGTGGTTCGCATCGGCGCCGAGAAGGTGGCCTGGCTGGAAGGGCAGCATGCGCCCTGCAAGTACACCGTGGAAGAGATCAAGGCCATCAAGGCCAAGTATCGAGCAATGACCAGAGAACTGAAAAAAGGGGAAGCCGCATGAAGCTGATCAATGCAAGACAGGTGTGGACCGAAGCACAACATGAATCGAACGCGTCGATCAGCGCTGTGGCAATCGACAAAGCGCAATCCGCACCGATCAAGAAAGGCCAGCGCATGCGCCGCGCCGAGGCAGTCTTTGCTGCGCTTGGAGATGACAAGGAAGAGCGCATCCAGGTTGTGCGGCAGAAGATCAGCATCAGCGAGACGCGCGGGACACAGGTTGGTCGCTCCACCGCCCGCGCCGCTCACCTGGCGACCATAGGTAAGGTTTTGCGCGCCATAGACACTCTGCCGTTCCAGGTGCAGCAGTTCGGGCACTATCTCTATCACCCAGCGATGAACATGCGGCACCTGCTGAATGCGGTGCTGCTGATCACCGCAAAGGCTGCGCTGCCAGACCTGACATCCGCCAAGCGCGTGAAGGCGCAGTACCTGGTTACCCTGGCCCTGCAATCGTACAAGGGGGAGGTGGCCGGATCTGCCGAGTGGGGGCCGGCGCGGGTCGCTGCCGAGATGAACACCTTCTTCGGCGTTACCATTGACCCAAAGAACTGGACGCGCGACTGGCTTGACCTGTGGGAATCCCTGAAAGAAGTGATCAAGGAAGTGGATATTCAGGCACAACAGCCAGTGTGGCAGGTGATTCACGCGGAAAAAGATCAAGAGGCGGCATAATGATGTTGACATGACGGGGTTTTGAGCGTACTTTTCCCATAGTGCACAAGTAACGCGAAACGCACACGAAACTCTGAACCCGGCCACTCGCCGGGTTTTTTTCCAGCCGAAAGAAATTTGAGTAGAATCAGTAACTCATACGACTTCTATTTTGGCTGGAGGCATGTGTGCCGCATAAAGACCTTCGGGTAGACGATAATGTCTCTGCCGATATATCTGACCACCCTAAAGATATTTTTTTCGCTGCTGTTGAAACGACTCGCATGCCGATGATCGTCACGGACCCCAATTCGCCAAACAACCCGATAATTTTCGCCAATCAAGCTTTTTTGGAGATGACGGGTTACGAGCACGACGAGATTTTTGGCAAAAATTGTCGTTTTCTCCAAGGGGTGGATACCGATAGGGACGTCGTAACCTCTATCAGGAACGCCATAAAAGCGAAGCAAGAGTTCTCCACTGAGATTCTGAATTACAGAAAAGATGGCAGCAGCTTTTGGAACGCGTTGTTCATATCTCCTATTTATAACGAAAAGGGCGATTTGATTTATTTCTTTGCCTCGCAGTTGGACGTGAGCCGACGACGCGATGCAGAGGAAGGGCTGAGACAAGCTCAGAAAATGGAAGCGCTTGGCCAGCTCACCGGCGGGATCGCGCATGACTTCAACAATCTCCTCCAGGTCATAGGCGGCTATGTCGATCTAATTGGTAGTGCTGTCGAAAAGCCTGAAGCAAACCTAGAGCGGATCAAAAAGAGCGCTTTCCACGCAAAATCTGCAGTCGAGAAGGCCAGTACACTGACGAAGCAGCTATTGGCTTTTTCGCGAAAGCAAAAGCTGCAAGGTCGGGTTTTGAATTTAAACACCCTGGTTGGACTCGTAGAGCCGCTGATTGAGCGGACATTTGGTAGTGGCGTCAGGATAGAACTTGATCTAGACGATTCGTTACAAAATTGCCGAATCGATCCTACTCAAGCGGAAATGGCGCTCCTGAATATCTTTATCAATGCGCGCGATGCATTGATAGGTCGTAATAATCCGAAAGTATTCATTGAAACAAGAAACGTCAGTATTCGAGACTTGGCCACATCCTACGAAGGACTTTTCCCAGGCTCTTATGTAAGCATATCGGTAACGGACAACGGCATTGGTATGCCTTCAACGATTCGCGATAGGGTGATGGATCCATTTTTTACCACCAAAGATGAGGGCAAAGGATCTGGATTGGGATTGTCTATGGTTTATGGTTTTGCCAAGCAGTCCGGTGGGGTAGCTCGGATCTATTCAGAAGAAGGTATTGGCACAACCCTTCGCTTGTACTTCCCTGTTGATACGGCTTCCGTTACGCCCGAGGAGAATAGGCAGAAGTCTGACTATGAGGATGGTACTGAAAAGGTCCTGATCGTAGAAGATCGTCCAGACGTTGCTGAGCTAGTTAAGATGGTGCTTGAGGATTACGGGTACACTACTGAAATATCGCTGAATGCGCGTGAGGCGTTAAAGCGATACGAAGCCGGCGAAAAGTACGATCTTCTTTTCACAGATTTAATCATGCCTGGTGGTATGAATGGGGTAATGCTGGCGAGAGAGGTCAGGAGACGCATGCCGAAGACCAAGGTATTGCTTACTACCGGTTATGCAGAAAACTCCATCGAGCGCACGGATGCAGGTGGATCGGAATTTGAAGTGATATCGAAGCCGTATCTGCCTCACGACCTCGCTCGTAAAGTCAGGCAGATCCTGGATTCTCCAGGTGGCATTTAATTCTTGTTATCTATGCATCAATAACCATGCGGCTTTTTAGCTGCTGAATGAAACGAGTCCTTTGAAGCCCGACTATCATGTCGGGTTTTTTTGTGGGGGAAGGATCAAGCTCCGTCGTTCCCGAGGCTTCCTTCTGTTAGGCCTGGACGCTGATGAGCCAGTAGTGCGGCGCTGGGGGAAAAACCGGCAGCCCGTGCATCCTGATCTCACTGTGCTTCCGAGGTGGCGCGAGACCAGATTAGCGAGATCGATGCATTTGGGCGTGGACGCTGGAATGGTCTTTGGATGACTGCGGGAAAGACCGCGCACCTATTCAGGGCCTCGACATGATCGGGGCCTTTTCGTTTTCGGCTCCACCACACCCATTGCTCCGAGCTGGGAGTGCTGTGTGAGCCGATTCAATTCCCAAACATGCCCCACGGAGTCGAGCGCATGGAGTATCTACAGCGCCTGCTCGACAAGATCGACAGGTTCGAATTGTTGATTGCGGGTCTCATTGGGGCTGTCGTTGCGAGCTGGTGGCATAAGGACGACTTGTCCGACTGGCGCGCTTGGATGGTGTTCTTGGTCACTGGGGTGGCCTGCTCTCTGTACCTGACGAGCATGGTCAGCGCCTACCTGAATGTCACCGAGCCCAAGATCGTCGCCGGCATCGGTTTCTTGCTGGGCACGTTCGGCGGCTCGCTCCTGGCAGCAATCAACCGAGCCATCAAAGCCGCTGACCTCTGGGCGCTTATCCGCCAGCGGTTCGGGGGAGGCAATCCACCATGAATCTTGAACTGATCAACTCCATCGCCTGCGGCCTTATCGCGCTGTGGGCCACCTGGTGCGTACTGAGCGGCAAGGTGAGGGACGGCATTCTTGGGAAGCTGATCTACACCACGATCGCCATCACCGGTTTCGTTGTGTCGGTGCGCAGCCAGAATGTCTTCTTCGGCCCGAGCACCGCTGGCCTGACATTGCACGTCTCCCTGGCCCTCGCCGGTGCCCGCCACATCTTTATGGTCACATACTGGCAGCCTGTTAAATCCTGGCTCTGCCGGAACCTGAGCTGTGAACATTGCTTGGGCTGCGACAAGGCGCCGGGTGGCATCGACCGCAGGAAGCAATAATCCGCGCCACGTTTTCGAATGCGCTAGAACGTGGCGCAGACTAGGGTTACTGCTCAGTCAACCAGCTTATCCATTCATCCTTGCCGCCATTAAGGCTCGCTCCTTGCTTAGAGGTTTGAGCACCGCGGGTTGCTCTCCGATTTTCATGAACAGGAAATAATGGTCGTGATCGTCGTGCAGGATACGGTAGACGTCAGCTGTTCTGTCAGTGCTAGGCGAAGTCAGCTTGTCCACGATCAATGTGTAAGCGCTAACTCCCAGCTCGTCCAAAGCTGTTTGCAGCTCTGCGTCAATCCTTGCTCGCCATTTCTTCATGTTGTGTCGATATGCTAGGACTACAAGAACGATTGCCATTATTGGCATTACCCCGGCCGCGAAGACCGTAAAAAACGTATTCATGATCTCTCTTTGTTAAATAAGAAAACCGTTCATGAATACCCGCAAGCTTGCAAGACGGCAAGAGAAGGGCACGATATGAGTCGACCAATGCCGCCATTATCGCTGCTTGAATTGTCCGACTTTGGCGTTCGCATTACTCCTGCTCCCGAGGTGTTGGAATGGCTCCAAGCAGAGATCCTTGCCGACACCGGCAGCATTCACAACGAAGACCATGCCCACCTACTGGATGCAGACATCCGGGTTATGTGGGCGTCGTCGAGCTTCGCCAAGCAGGGCCGTACCGTCCTGGGCCAAGCCGAGCAGGTAGCGTTCCGCGCGGGTGGCTGGCAGAAAGCCCGAATGGAGCAGCAGATGCGTGATTGGTTCGGCGATGTGCCGGCCTTCATCATCACTCTGGCTGCTGACTACTGCGCCCAGTGCAGCGACACCGACTTCTGTGCCCTGGTAGAGCATGAGCTGTATCACATCGCCCACGCCATGGATAAGTACGGACAGCCAGCCTTTACCAAGGAAGGGGCGCCCAAGCTTGAGATGCGCGGTCACGACGTCGAAGAGTTCGTCGGTGTGGTCCGCCGCTACGGTGCGAGCCCTGACGTTCAAGCGTTGGTGGATGCTGCAAACAGTCCTGCTGAGGTGGGGAAATTGAACATTGCGAGGGCCTGCGGAACCTGTCTGCTCAAGCTGGCTTAATCCTTGACAGCCCTTGACGGAAAACAAATCTATGGCAGCCCTGAAAGATGAGGTGAAGGCCTTTATTGTCCAAGCCCTGGCCTGCTTCGATACTCCCAGTCAGGTTTGCCAGGCCGTCAAGGAGCAATACGGCATTGAGGTGTCCCGCCAACTGTGTGAGCGATACGACCCAACCAAGTATTCCGGTCGGGACCTCGGGCAGAAGTGGAAGACGTTTTTTGAAGAGTGCCGCAAGCGCTTCCGGGAAGAGACTGTCGATATTCCGATCGCTAACCGCGCCTTCCGTCTGCGTGCCATGAACCGTTTTGTGGAGAAGGCCGAGTCGATGAAGAACATCGGCCTAGCCCTGCAGATCCTCGAGCAAGCCGCGAAAGAAACCGGTGACATTTACGTCAACCGGGCCAGGAAGGAAGAGGCGGGCGACGAACCGGTGATCCCGACCCGCATCCAGGTAGACGTGGTGGATGCGAGGAAGCCGAATGCCGAGCCTTAACGTTCCGCAGGCTCAGTTCCTCACGCTGCCCCACAAATTCCGTGCGTTCGTTGCCGGTTTCGGATCAGGTAAGACCTGGGTGGGCTGTTCGGCGCTGAGCAAGCACTTCATGGAGTGGCCTGGCGTCAACGCTGGCTACTTCGCACCGACTTACCCGCAGATCCGGGACATCTTCTATCCGACCATGGATGAGGTTGCCTACGACTGGGGGCTGAAGACCAAGATCAACCAGGCGAACCACGAGGTTCACATCTACAGCGGCCGGCAGTACCGCGGCACCGTGATTTGCCGGTCGATGGAGAAGCCGCAGACGATTGTCGGTTTCAAAATCGGCCAAGCTCTTGTGGATGAGCTGGACGTGCTGACCGCAGTCAAGGCGCAGCAGGCTTGGCGCAAGATCATCGCCCGGATGCGCTACAACTTACCCGGGCTGAAGAACGGGGTGGACGTCACCACGACGCCGGAGGGCTTCAAGTTCGTCTTCCTGCAGTTTGTGAAACAGCTGCGTGACAAGCCTTCACTGAAAGAGATGTACGGCCTGGTGCAGGCCAGCACGTTCGACAACGAGCTGAACCTGCCGGATGACTACATCGCCTCCCTGATGGAGTCATATCCGCCACAGCTGATCATGGCGTACCTCAAGGGCCAGTTCGTCAACCTGACGTCGGGAACGATTTACACTGCGTACGACCGCAAGCTCAACGGATGCTTCGACACCGTGCAGCCCGGCGAGCCGCTGTTCATCGGTATGGACTTCAACGTCGGGAAGATGGCAGCGATCACGCACGTTAAGCGCGACCAGGGGCTGCCCAGGGCAGTAGATGAGCTGATCGACGGCTACGACACGCCCGATATGATCCGTCGCATCAAGGAGCGCTACTGGGAGCACGACGGTAACGACTTCAAGAAGACATGCGAGATCAGGATTTACCCGGATGCCTCGGGCGATTCGCGCAAGTCCGTGAACGCTAGCATCACCGATCTGGCCATGCTCAAACAGGCCGGGTTCGCGGTCATCGCTCCAGCGGCAAACCCGCCGGTGAAGGATCGAATCAACGCAATGAACGCCGTCTTCTGTAATGCGCAGGGCGAGCGCCGCTACCTGGTCAACCCGCTCACCTGCCCAACCTATGCCGACGGCCTGGAGCAGCAGGTGTGGGGCGCGAATGGGGAGCCAGACAAAACCGCCGGCATCGATCACGCGAACGACGCCGGCGGCTACTTCATCCACCGCGAGTACCCGATCATCAAACCGGTCACCGCTATCAAAATGGGATACGCCCGATGAGCAACGACGTCTCCTTCAAGCGGGCGGAATACACGGCAGTGCTGGACCGCTGGGCAACCGTCCGCGACGTCTGCGCCGGCCAGCACCGGGTAGTCGATCGGCTGCCTTACATCAACGCGCACGACAAGTCGCCGGAGAACGAAGATCGGAACCGGGCTTACCGCGAGCGGGCGGTGTTCAAGAACGCCACCGGTCACACCCGTAACGGGCTGCTGGGCCTGGCTTTCCATAAAGACCCGACCCTCACGGTGCCGAAGAAGCTGGAATACCTGCAAGACAACGCCAACGGCTCCGGAGTGAGCATTTACCAGCATTCACAAGGCACGCTTGAGAAGGTGCTTGAGGCTGGCCGCCACGGCCTGTACGTCGACTATCACCAGGACGACGGCATCGGCGGGCACTCGGTGATCCTGTCGTACTGCGCCGAGGACATCATCAACTGGCGCACCGGCATGGTGAACGGCCATAGCGTGCTGACCCTGGTGGTGCTGCGCGAGTCGCCGGAGATTCCCGACGGGTTCGGCTACAAAACGGCTGAGCAGTACCGGGAGCTGGCGCTAGAGGATGACGGGTTTGTGTGCCGGGTCTGGCGTCGGTCCGGGCCGAAAGGTGGCGGGCCGCTGGCGGTCATCGAAGAGTTCAGGCCGGAAGGCGTTACCGGGCGTCTCAAGGAGATCCCGTTCACCTTCGTCGGCGCGCAGAACAACGACCCAAGCATCGACGAATCGCCGCTATACGACATCGCCATGATCAACCTGGGCCATTACCGGAACAGCGCTGACTACGAAGACAGCGTGTTCTGGTGCGGGCAGGCTCAACCGTGGATCAGCGGCCTGGATGAGCAATGGCGCGACTGGATGGAGAAGAACGGCATCTATGTTGGCTCCAGAGCCCCGATGATGCTACCTGTCGGTGGCGCATTCGGTTACGCGCAGCCCACGCCCAATACGCTGGTCAAGGAGGCCATGGCCGACAAAAACCAGATGATGATCGAACTCGGCGCTCGGATGGTTGTGGCTTCGCTTGCTACCAAGACCGCTACAGAGTCCCGCGGCGATCAGTCGGCATCCACGTCGGTCCTGGCTGGCTGCGTTGCCAACGTCAGCGAGGCCTACACCCGTGCACTCATGTGGTGTTGCTTTTACATGGGCATTGCCGACAACAAAGTCGGTTACCAGGTCAATCAGGAGTTCGTCGAACTGACGGCTGATCCGCAGATGATTACGGCGTTGGTTGGCTTGTGGCAGAACGGCGGATTCGCCAAGGCTGACTTGCGGGCTTACCTGCGCAAGCTTGGGCTGATCGCGCCAGAGCGCACGGACAAGCAGATCGATGGCGAGCTGGAAGAGCAGGGCGATGGCCTTGGGCTGGACGACGAGGACAAAGTAGATGGCAGCGAACCAGGCAGCACTTGACGCGACCATCCGGCACGCCGTCTTCCTCGAAAAACTCAAGGCAGGGGAGGTGGGCAAGTTCGCTCCCTTCCTCAAGGAGATCGACCGCTCAATCCGTGACAGGCTCACCCAGTCGGACCTAACAGAGTATAACGTCAAGCGCCTTGAAGCTTTGCTGAAGGAAGTGGATAGCCTACTGTTGGGCATCTTGGACCGTTACAGCGCGCAACTGAATCTCGACCTGGTGGACATCGCCAATTACGAGGCTGAGTTCGAGGCGACCAGCATTGCCAGGTCAGCACCGGTCGGCGTGTCGCTGGATGTAGTCGCGCCTACGGCTGCTGCAATCCGCACCGCGGTGCTGACGAATCCGCTCAGCGTGCGCGGTACCGGTGGCGGCAAGCTGTTGAAAACCTTCATCAAGAGCTGGACCGGCGCCGAACGTGAGCGCGTCACCGGCACCATCCGGCAGGGGTTCTTCGAAGGGCAGACGAACTTCCAGATCATCAAGAGCATTCGCGGTACCAAAGCCGCAGGGTACAAAGACGGAATCTTGGCAACTACCAACCGCAATGCCAGTACTGTCGTTCACACCGCCATCCAGCATGTGTCTTCCCAGGCGCGGATGGAGGTGGCCAAGGCAAACACGGATATCGTGGAAGAGATCCAGATGGTCGCCACGCTGGATAGCAAGACCAGCCAGCAGTGCCGCTCAATGGACAAGCGTAAGTTTCCGGTGGATTCAGGCCCAAGGCCGCCATTCCACCCGAACTGCCGTACCACCTTCATCCTACTGACCAGGCTCAGCGCAATGTTCGCCAAAGGCGCTACGCGGGCTTCTGTCGGTGCCAATGGCGGGCAACAGGTCAATGCTGATCTGGATTACTACCACTGGCTCCAGCAGCAACCGGCATCGTTCCAGGACGTGGCTATCGGACCTGTACGGGGCAAGCTGTTCCGGGAGGGCGGGTTGACCGTCGAGCGCTTCACTGAGCTGCAGCTTGATCGCAACTTTGCGCCGCTGACTCTGGTGCAGATGAAGGGGCTGGAGCCGCTGGCCTTCGAGCGAGCAGGGATCTAACCGAACAAATTCAATCAGCCGCCTCCGGGCGGTTTTTTATTGCCTGCAAAGCGGGCGACCAAACCCAAGGGGTGCATCAACGTGGCAGAAGAAAACGAAATCGACCTGGAAAACCCGGCAATCAAGGCCGCTATCGCGACTGCCGTTGAAGCCTCCGTGACTGGGCTGAAGTCCAAAAACAACGAGCTGCTGGGCAAGCTGAAAGAAACGTCCGGCAAGCTGACCCAGTTCGAGACCCAGTTCGAAGGCATCGACATCGATGCCGTCAAAGGACTACTCAGCCGTGCCGGCCAAGACGAGGAAACCAAGCTGCTGACAGAGGGCAAGGTGGACGAGGTGTTCAATAAGCGCACCGAACGCTTGCGTGGCGAATACGACAAGCAGTTGAAGACCGTCAGCGCGCGCGCGGAGAAGGCTGAGTCCTTCGCAGCCAAGTTCCAGGGCAAAGTCCTGGGGGACGCGGTGCGCAGCGCTGCATTGAAGGCTGGTGCGATCCCTGAAGCCACGGACGACATCATCCTGCGCGCCAAAGGCGTGTTCACGCTGAATGAAGATGGCGAAGCGGTAGCTGTGGATGAGTCCGGCCAGACCATCCTCGGCAAAGACGGCAAGACCCCTCTGACCCCGCTCGAATGGGCGGAATCTCTGCGCGAAAGCGCACCCCACCTGTGGCCAAGGGCTTCAGGAACACAAGCCCCGGGCGGGGGCGGCGGCCAGGCTGCATTCAAGCGCTCCGAAATGACCTCCGAGCAGAAGCGCGACTACCAGCGCAAGCACGGCCAAACCGCATTCCTGCAATTGCCCAAGTAAGGGGAAATACCCATGGCGACAACCGTAAACAGCGACCTGATCATCTACAACGATGAGGCGCAAACCGCATACCTGGAGCGCGTCCAGGACAACCTGGATGTGTTCAACGCATCCTCCAACGGCGCCATCGTCCTTGACAACGAAATGATCGAAGGCGATTTCCGCAAACGAGCGTTCTACAAGCTCGGCGGCGGGCTGGATCACCGCGACGTCAACTCCGAAGCCAAAGTGGTTTCGAAGAAGATCGGCGCTGGCGAAGCTGTTGGTGTGAAGGCTCCGTGGAAATATGGCCCATACCAAACCACCGAAGAGGCGTTCAAGCGTCGCGGCCGTCCGGTGGATGAGTTCTCCCAAATCATCGGCGTTGATGTGGCAGACGCTACCCTGGAAGGCTTCATTCACTACGCCACCGCAGCTCTGCGTGCCGCGATCGGCTCCAACGCTGGCATGGTTGTCTCGGCAAACATCGAAACCGACGGCAAGAAGACCCTGACCCGCGGCATGCGCAAATTCGGCGACAAGTTCGGCCGCATTGCCCTGTGGGTCATGCACTCGTCGGCCTATTTCGACATCGTGGACGAGGCGATCGCGAACAAGGTCTACGAGGAAGCCGGCGTAGTCATCTACGGCGGTCTGCCTGGCACGCTTGGCAAGCCAGTGCTGGTGACCGACACCGCACCGGCTGACGTGATTTTCGGCCTGCTGCCGAATGCCGTTGTGATCACCGAGTCGCAGGCGCCTGGCTTCCGGTCCTACGAGGTGAACGATGAAGAGAACCTCGGCATAGGCTACCGCGCAGAAGGCACCGTAAACATCGACGTGCTGGGCTACAGCTGGAAGGAAACCACTGGCGGTGCCAACCCAACCCTGGCCGCTGTTGGTTCGGCCGCCAACTGGGTCAAGCACTCGGACAGCAACAAGGTCACCGCCGGCGTGATGATTACCCTGACCACCACGCCGCCTGCCGCCGGCTGATACCCACCCCAAGACGCGGCCAGCAATGGCCGCCATGGAGAGAATCATGGAACTCGTTTATAGCAACCAGCTGGGTGACTTCGACCCGAACAAGCGCTACCGCAATCCCGATCTGTTCCGCGCAGTTGAGCGTGGCGTGACCAAGGTCGTTATCGTGGGCGATTACCCTGAGATCAAAGCCGCCTACGATGCCGCCGAGATCGAGGTGGAAGTACAGACTCGCAAGACTCCGGTTACCTCCGCTGCTGGCAAGGCAAGGACTGCCAAGGACAAGGTATCTGCCGGGAAAGAGAGGACGGGCAAAAATGTTCTGAACGGTGGCACCAATGGCACCATCAAGGACGGCACCGAAGACGAGCCGGTCTACATTCAGAAGCTGGAATCGAACGACCAGTGGATCATCATCACCCGCGACGGTGTACGATTCGGCGAGTTCGTCGGCACTGCCGATGAAGCGAAGGCCGAGGCTGACCGCCTGAACGAAGTCAAGGAGTAATCATGCTCATCATCGAGGACGGCACTGGCAAGCCTGACGCCGAAAGCTATGCGAGCGCCGAGGATCTGGCCCTGTATGCCGTGAAATTCGGCGCGGTCATCCCTGCGGGCGCTCCGGCGCAAGAGGCGTTGCTTCGCCGGGCCGCCTTGGTGATGGATGGCATGACCTGGAAGGGCCGCAAGTCGAATAGCGAGCAGGCTTTATCCTGGCCGCGCCGGGAAGTGTTGCTGGATCGCGAGATCAAGCCGAACAACTACCTGCCGGCGCGCATCCAGTACGGGCAGATGGCCCTGGCCGCCGAGATTCATCAGGACGATATCGATCCAATCGACAAGCGCAAGGGGGCTGTGACGCTGGAGCGCGTCGAGGGCGCGGTAACTCGCGAGTACGCGGCGATATCGAACACCAGCAATCGATTGCTGCCGGCGGCGCCGGATCGACCGAGTGCAACGCAGTTTGCCGACTACCTACAAAAGCGCGGGCTGTTCGCAGTGCGAGCATAGTGATAGCTTCATGCCTCCTAACACATTGGAGGTGAGTATGAAGTTTCAAGACGATGATGAAATGCTGGCTTGGGATAAGTTTGCAGCAGCAGCGATCGGTGCTGTTCAAGGGAAGTGGGATCAGCAGCAAAACCGCCAGAAGGCCGGTGGCTCGTATTTCGCTAGCGCCCCAAAAACGGAAAGCGATCTCGCTGATGCGTCAGCGCAAATAGCAGACTTGCTGCTTGATCTGCGCAGGAAGCGGATTAACCAATAGTCAGCCCAGCCATAGCTGGGCTTTTCACATCTGGAGCCAACATGGCCTTCTACGACGAAATGGCCGTGATGGCTCTGGAGATGATCACAGAGTTCGGCCAGCCTGTAGCCATCAGCAAGACTGAGCCAGGCGAGTACAATCCGGAGACGGGCGGGGAAGCGCCGGGCGCCATTGTCGAACAGATCGCCCAGGGCATTCTGCTCGACTTCACCGGCCTCGAATTCCAGAACAGCACCCTCATCCGGCAGGGCGACAAGAAGCTCAAGATCGCGGCGCAGGGATTGGCCTGGGTGCCAGGCCTGCTCGACAAAGTGGTTGCCCAGGGCCGCACTTGGTCAATTGTCCCGCCACTGAAAGAGGTCAACCCGGCCGGCACGCCGATCCTGTATGAGCTGCAGGTGCGGTCGTGAGCCGGGCCGGTGCCGGCCAATCCGGAAGCTTCGCCCTGAGCCTGGCCGAGTTTGCCGCCCAGACCAGCGAAGCGATCGATGCAAGCGTGCGCGAGATCATCATCGAGGTCGGCAGTGGCCTGATTCGGATGTCTCCCGTGGGCAATCCGGAGATCTGGGCGCAGAACGCAGTGGCCACCCAGTACAACAAGGCCGTCGACGACCACAACAGCGCGCTGCGCAGCGATCCAGCCAACCTTACCAAGGGCGGCAGGCTCAAGAAGGGCCGCAAGCTCAACGACGGCATGGATATCGTCGCGCCGGAAGGCTACGTCGGGGGCCGGTTCCGTGCGAATTGGCACATCTCGCTCGGCGTGGTTGAGAACGTCACCTTTGACGAGGTAGACCCGAGCGGCGCAGAAACCACTGCCGCGCTGGTCGCAGCAATGAGCGACTTCACCGCCGGCCAGATGGCCTACCTCATCAACAACTTGCCCTACGCGATCCCGCTGGAGTTCGGCCATTCCACCCAGGCCCCCGGCGGCATGGTGCGGGTAACCGTGGCTCGCTTCCAGCAGATCGTGCTGGAGGCCATCAGGAGCAACCAGGTATGAGTCACGCAATCATCGCCTCGATCTACGAGGCCAAGCTCATAGCTTGGAATGCTGCCAGGCCGGAGAAGCTAAAGATTGTGTTCGAGAACACGGCCTACACGCCGGCGGCTGATGAGACGTATCTGCGGGCTTTCACGATCCCGGGCGACACCGCGAGCAACACGCTCGGCGGCGATCACCGGCTTTACACCGGCGTGTTTCAGGTCAGCATCATCGCGCCTGCCGGCACCGGCAAAGCAAAGACAAACCCACTTGCCGCCGAGATCATCGCGCTATTCCCGCTGTACGTGCGAGAAGTGAAGAACGGATTCGTAGTAACGCCCATGACGCCTGTAGATGTCGGTCCAGGCATTGTCGGCGACTCAACCTACACCGTGCCGCTCTCGTTTACCTACCGCTCCGATACCACCCCGTAACCCGCCCGTTGGGCAAATCCTGAACCCGCCATTGAGCGGGTTTTGTCATTTCTGCATAGAGGAAAACCCATGTCTGTCTATTTCCCCAACGGGGCAACGCTTTCGATTTCCAGCGGGTTCGCTGCCGCCAAGCTAATCTCCGCAATCAGCAACGCGAACCCCGGTGTCGCCACCAGCGCCGCAAACGGCTTTGCGAATGGCGACATTCTGCTCGTCACGTCCGGCTGGGAGGACATCAACGAGCGCGCCGTGCGGGTATCCAATGCTGCCGCTGGCGCATTTACCCTGGAAGGTATCGACACATCCAATGTTGCTTTCTTCCCGGACGGCATCAGCGGCGGCACTGCCAAGAAAGTTACCGGCTGGGTAGCGGTCAACCAGGTGATCGGCAACTCCATGTCTGGCGGCGAGCAGCAATATTGGACTTACGCGCCGCTCGAAGCGCGCCGCGACAAGCAGATCCCGACCACCAAGAACGCGCAGGCCTTCGCCTTCCAGTTGGCCGATGATGACAGCCTGGCTTGGTACGAAGAGCTCGATAAGGCTGACCGCGAGAAGGAAGTACGCATCCTGCGTATGTCGCTGCCCAACGGCAAAACGATCTACTACGCCGGTTATGCTTCCTTCAACAAGACGCCGACGCTGGTGCGTAACGAAGGCGCGGCCGTCTCTTTCGGCTTCACCATCAACGCCGAGATCACCGCGTATCGCGCGCCTGTTGTCGCTGGCGGCGGGGCTTAATCATGGCGAAGTTCAAGATCGCCCAATCACCGACCTTTCTGGGGGCCGTGATGGTCCCGTTAGTAGGCCAGGATCCGGTGAAGGTGGGTTTCACCTTCAAATATCGAAACCGCATCGAGCTTGCGGCATTGTTCGACGAGTGGAACCAGCGGCGCAAGGACGGCCTCGATAAGTTCGGCGAAAAGCCCTCCGTGTCCGAAATCGTTGCTGTCGACACCGAAAACCAGATTCAGCAAATCAAGGATCTGGTTGTGGGCTGGGAGTTCGATGACAAGTTTGACGACGAGAGCATCAAGGCGCTGGTGACGTCCTGTCAGGGGACAACCGAGGCTATCGTAGACGCCTATCAGGATGCTTATTCCAAGGCCCGCACGGGAAACTGATACGCGCCGCCCGCGCCCTGTATGAGTCCCCGCCGGATGCCGAGCAGATCGCTGCTTTCGGCTGGGACGCAGAGGATATGGAAGAAGAGTTCGATGTTTGGCCGTGCCTTTGGCCAGCATTCTTGCTGTTCAACCGCATGTCCACCCAGTGGCGAGCAGGCGCCGGCGGCGCGATCGGTCTCGACTACAGCAGCATCCGCGACGTAGCCGGATTCCTCGGCATCAAGAAAAAGAAACTCGCTGAAATCTTCCCTGACCTTCAGGTGTTGGAAGGCGAAGCCCTGCGCGTTATGGCGGAAGAAAGGGAAAACAGCCCGTAAACGCGGGCACTTATTCAAGGTGAGTCGATGAACATTGCAGAACTCGGCGTCAAGATCGACTCGGCCGATGCAATCCAGGCGAAAACGAGCCTGGATGAAATGGCGAAGGCTGGCGGCCGGGCCGAACAGTCCGCCGTTTCGCTGATGAACGAAATGCAGGCGCTGGAAAAATCGCTGTCCACCAGCGCCAAAACCACCCAGGACTTGGCGAAGCAGCGCGACGCTCTCGCCAAGCTGACCAAGACCGGCGCCTATGGCGAGGCCGAGGCAGCGAAGATCTCGGCTCAGCTCGATAAGCAGCAGATCGCCCTGGCCAAGTCTGCGATGGAAGAGCAGAAGGCGCTGAACAGCCTGCTGGGCGCCATTGACCCGGCCCGCGCGGCGCTGGCAAAACTGGACAATCAGATCGAGCAGCTCGGCAAACACCTCGACGAGGGCCGGATCAGCCAGGAACAGTACAACAGCGCCCTGAGCAAGATCGAGAAGGATTACGGAAAGCTCGAAAAGACCGCCACCGGTTTCGACAAACTCCGCCTCGGCACCCGACAAGCCCAGGAAAACGTTGTTCAGCTTGGTAATGCGCTCTCGTCGGGTGACTGGGGTAGCGGCGTTCGTGCCGTCGCGCAGTTGGGCGCCGGTGCTGGTGCGGGCGCTGCCGGGTTGCTGGCTATCCTGGCGCCGTTAGCACTGGCCACCGCCGCGGTTGGTGGCCTCGCCGTTGCTTTCTACAAGGGCAGCGAAGAGCAGGACCGCTACAACAAATCGTTGATTCTGACCGGTAACTACGCCGGGGTCAGTGCCGGACAACTTGGCGACATGGCGCGGCAGGTCAGCGCTACCGTGGGCACCACTGGCCAGGCGGCCGCAGTGTTGGCGCTGCTGGCGGACAACGGAAAGATCGCTGGCGAGAGCTTTACCGGAATCACCCAGGCCGCAGTGTCGATGCAGGAAGCCACGGGCAAGGCAGTAAGCGAGACGGTTGCGGAGTTCGTGAAGCTCGCCGATGACCCGGTTAAAGCCTCGGCAGCGCTGAACGAGCAGTACCACTACCTCACCGCCTCGGTCTACTCGCAAATTGCCGCGCTGGAAGAGCAGGGCGATCACGCCGGTGCCGTGAAGCTCGCGACCGATGCCTACGCTGATGCGATCAATGAGCGCACTCCAAAGATTCTGGCAAACCTCAGTCTTTGGGAAAAGGCTTACAACGCCGTGGCGCGCGCCGCCGACGGGATCAAGAATATTGGTCGTCGCGACATCAACGCGGATATTGAAAGCGCGAAAGCAGACCTGCTTGAAGCGCAAAACATGGACGGTTTGTTCCAAAACAAAAAGTCCAAAGACTCGCTGATTGAGTTTCGGCAAAACCGCCTGAACATGCTTGAGGACGAGAAGGCCGCTCAGGCCGATATCGCCAAGTGGGAGGGCGAACAAGCGAAGGCGCAGGGCGATGCAGTGTCGTCCATGGGTAAGATCGATGCACTCACAAAGTCTTCATGGACAAACGAGCAAAAGCGCGTCGAGGCGGTAAAGGAGTACAAGAAATGGCTTGAGGATATCCGCAAGGTCGACCCGAAAGATTCCCGGCTCAATCAGGCAGCGATCGACAAGAACATTGCCAACATCAATGACAAGTTCAAGGACCCCAAAACAGCCGGCACCCAGGTTGACCTGACGGGCTTCAATGATGCCAAGAACAACCTTGCAGCGATCACCGACACCTACAAAAATTACCAGAAGGAACTAGAAGCGGCGCAGAAGGCTGGCCTGTTGTCCGAGGAAGACTATCTGCTGCGGCGCCAGGCGCTGATCGGCAACGAGCTTGACCAGGTGACTGCTGCTTACGAAGCCGAGATATCGGCCCTGGAGGCGTCAAAGGCCAAGAAGACAACATCGGCCGCGCAAAGCATCCAGCTGGACCAGAAGATCGCCGATGCGCGCGCGGGCATGGTCAAGGCGCAGAAGGACGCGGATAGCCAGCTTGAAGTGCTGGCTACCAACGAGACCGGGAGGATCGCCAAGCAGGAGCGGGCAATCAGCTCCTACGTGCAGGCGCTGAGTCAGCAACAGCGTGCGCTGAAGCTTGCTGGGAAGCGCGCAGTATTGGGCGTGGGCCAGGGTGATCGTCAGAACGCATTGAACGGGCAACTGAACAGCCAGCAAGACCGGTTTGCTCTGCAGTCGCTGGAACTGGAAAACCAGCGATCCGACCCGTCACGCAAAATGTCGGACGAGGAATTCACCCGCAAGTCGCAGGCGCTCGCTGACGCGAACAAGAAAGCCACCGATCAGATCAGGCAGAACTACGCAGACGTGGAAAGTGCCCAGGGTGATTGGACCAAGGGTGCAACGGCCGCATGGGAAAACTACCTGGACTCAGCAAAGGACATCGCCGGCCAGACGAAGAGCCTGTTCGGCAACGCTTTCAGCTCCATGGAGGATTCGATCGTCAACTTCGCCATGACCGGTAAAGCGTCGTTCTCGGACTTCGCCAAGTCGATCCTGGCCGATATGGCGCGCATCGCCACCCGTCAAGCAGCATCGGGACTGCTCGGCTCTCTAGTGGGCCTTGGCGTTTCGGCAGCAGGTGCGTATTTCGGCGGAGGCGCGACACCAGCATCGGCTGGCTCAACTGCTGCAGGCTACAGCCCTGAAGTGCTGGCAGGCTGGTCCGGAGTCACCCAGGCCAAAGGTGGCGCATGGGCGAGCGGCGTCCAGATGTTCGCCGCCGGCGGTGCGTTCACCAACTCGGTCGTAAGCAAACCCACGGCATTCGGCATGGCCGGAGGCAAAACAGGCGTCATGGGCGAGGCGGGGGCGGAGGCGATTATGCCGCTGACTCGCACGTCGAGCGGCAAGCTTGGCGTCATGGCTATGGGCGGCGGTGGAGCAGGCGCAACGCAGATCAATGTAGAAGTGCACATCGATGGTGACGGTAACGCGTCGTCTACTGCTGACGCACCAAGCTACGACCTGTTTGGCAAAGAGCTGGCGACCTTCGTAGAACAGAAATATCAAGAGCTGCGCTCGAAGGACATGCGCCAGGGCGGCGTCATCAACAAAGCAATTAAGGGGCGCTGATGGCAATCGAACGATTTACCTGGGCCACGGAGAAGGGCGCGGAGGGAGATATTGCCCAGCGCGTCCGCTCCAAGCAGTTCGGCGATGGCTACGAGCAGTCGGTCGAGGATGGCCTGAACAATCTGTCGCAGTCCTGGCCGGTGACCTTTACCGGTCTGAAACCGCGAATCAAGGAAATCATGGCCTTCCTCGACCGGCACAAGGGTGCGAAGGGCTTCCTGTGGGAGCCGCCGCTCGGCGAGCTGGGCCTCTACAAGTGCAATGGCTATAAGCCGGTGCATCGGGGCGGCCAGGTCTACGCAGTCACCGCCACCTTCCAGCAAACCTTTCAGCCCTGAGATAACCGCCCATGGCACTCATCACGGACATCCAGAAACTTGAGCCCGGCGGCGAAATTCGCCTGTATGAAATCGACGGTACTGAATACGGCGCGGATTACCTGCGCTTTCACGGCCACGCAATCCCGCACACGGCTGAGGAACTGCTGGCCTACGAGTATTCTGAGGACGACTTGCCCGCCAAGTCGATTATCTGGCAGGGCCAAGAGTACGCGGCCTGGCCGGTGCAGATTGAGGGCATTTCATCGAGCAGCGACGGTACCGCTTCTCGGCCGACGTTCGCTGCCGGCAACGTCAACGGGCGTGTCACGGCGTTGTGCCTGGCCTTCGAGGACATGCTGAAGTTCAAGCTGACGGTTCGCGAGACCCTGGCCCAGTACCTGGACGCGGCCAACTTCCCCGAGGGCAACCCAACCGCCGACCCGACCCAGGAGGCGCTGGAGATCTGGTACATCGACCAGAAAACCAGCGAGGACGGCGAGGCTGTGGTCTGGGAGCTGTCTTCCCCGGGCGAGATCGACAACCACGGGCTGCCCGGCCGGCAAATGACGACATTCTGCCATTGGGCCATGACCAACGGTTACCGGGGGCCAGACTGCGGCTACACCGGCGCAGCCATGTTCGACGATGAGGACAATCCCACGGATGATCCAGCACTGGATCAGTGCAAGGGCTGCCTGTCGTCCTGCAAGTTGCGCTTCGGCGAGAACAACGAGCTCTCCTTCGGTGGATTCCCCGCCGTTTCCCTGATAGCCCGGAGCTGACCATGCGCAAGCACATCATCGCGGCGATCCAGGCGCACGCGACCGCGCAGTACCCGAAAGAATGCTGCGGCTTGTTGTTGGCCGTCGGCCGCGCGCAGAAGTACTTTCCATGCCGGAACATCGCCGCGGAGCCTAACGAAGAATTCCGGCTTGATCCCGAGGACTACGCCGCAGCGGAAGACTTGGGCGAAGTGATCGGCATCGTTCACTCCCACCCGGACGCCACCAGCAAGCCGTCACCGCATGACCTGGCCATGTGCGAGGCCACCGCCTTGCCCTGGCACATTCTGAGCTGGCCTGAGGGCGATATGCGCACGATCACCCCAACGGGCTGCACGCCGCTGCTCAAGCGTCCGTTCGTGCACGGCGCCTGGGATTGCTGGCAGGTCTGCGCTGACTGGTACCAGCGTGAATGGGGGCTTGAGTTCGAAGCCTTCCAGCGTACCGACGGCTGGTGGGAGAGTGCGGAGAACGCGAGCCTGTACGAGCAACATTACGACGCGGCCGGCTTTGTGCGAGTCGACCGGCCGCAGCGCGGCGATCTGATCGTTATGCATGTGGGCCGGACAGTTCACCCGAACCACGCTGGGATTTACCTCGGCAAAGATCCGGCATTGCCTGGTGAATATTCGGGCGCTTTCGGCCCCGGCCCATTCCTGCTGCACCACCTTTACGGAAGGCCGTCGGAGATCATCGTCTACGGTGGGCCTTGGCATGATCGAACTCGCCTGATTCTCAGGCACAAAGATGCAAAATGACTAACATGACGCGGCATGGCCGCAGGAGTGGGTATGCAAAAGATCGATAAGTTCAGCCCGGTAATCGCTTGGCGCTCGATGCTGGGTAATAAGCCAAATCGGGAGCCAGTCGAAATTGATGTTCAGGACGGGCGCGCCGAGTACTTGCTCAGCGGCCCGTACAATCTTTCCGAGGGCGGTAAAATCGAAGTTGTCGGTGGCAAGCTTCTTTTTACCGGAAGCAGAACGAAGGTCAGTTGATGTGATGGAAGGCCCTATCGAAATTGCCGTCGCCGAAGTAGTTAAGATCATCAGCCAAGATCAGCGCATACCCTGAGCCAACGCTTTTTAGCGCGTCGTAGATGGTCCCAAAATCCGACTCTGACAAAAAGGTGATGACACCGCACCCCACTTCAACGCCTTTGTAGGCGAATTTCTCCGCTACTGGGATGTAGTCGTCTTTCGCGGTGACGATAATATAGGGGAAGATGGTTTGTCCTTCGTTCACATTGACCTCCAGGTCATAAACGCGCCGATATTGGCGCTATCCCAGTCCTTGGGCTTGCACGCGTAGGACTGGGGAAATCCTTTTTCACTCATTCGAGTATTTCGAAATGACTCAAATCGAACGTAGCGACATCGCGCGCACGATGGATGCTCTCGCGTTGGCGTTGGCTGATCATGGACACAGCTGGAGTGATGAGCTGAGAGCTTCCTACGAGCGCGCCACAGCAACCCTCAAGGCTTGCGATTGTAAGGTGACTGATTCGTCGGCTTGAGGCTGATGCCCAGCTCGGCGGCCTTGCTGTAGATGGACGCCTCGGAACGGCCAAGCTTGAGGCCGATTACGCGGGTGGGGGTGTTACCTGCTGCCAGGGTGCGCAGCTGAGTGATCTCTGCTGCCGTCCATTCCTTGCCACCGTTCGTGGGTTGCTTGGCCATTGCTCAGTTCCTTCTGGGTTGGAGGCCAAAAGCTACTACTGATAGCGGCCTGGGCGTTACTGGCATTTCATCCACGCTGGATGCTTGTTCAGTTGGTTGATGAATGGCGTTTGGCTATTATGCTTGCCTACTGCATTTCGTTAACTACAAGGATCAGTAACCCATGGCGCAGCAACCCAAAAAGCAGTGGTTCCGGGCAAAATATCAGCGTAAAAAGCCGGGCAGCTCTACGAGCTCAACAGGCGCGAAGTCGTTCTTCGTTTTTACTCATCAAGAGGCGATTGACACTCTTTTGTTTGAGCAAAGAACTGCATATCCTGATAATGATGTCCTGGTTACCGCGGGATAACTCTTGGCTTCGATATTCCAAAGCCCAGCCCCGCGCTGGGCTTTTTGCAACCGGTCCCCAGTGCTACAGTCCCGCCAAACCAAAGAGGGAACGACATGCGAATTTTGATAGCGGCGGTAGCGGTGGCGATGCTGGCGGGGTGTATGGCACCAACGATGAACGAGGCCCGCCAAGAGGGGCCATACAAAGTGCTGACCTCAAAAAAATCAGACGCTGCACTGGCTAAGTGCGTTCATTACGAGTGGCAGAACCAGCCAATATTCGGGGGTACGCCTGGCGCAACGCTTCAGCCGGGGCGGGATAATGGATATACGGTCTTTACAGAAGGCTCCCAATATTTCGTGGACATTCAGCCGCAGGGTGCTGGTTCGGTGGCGAAATATTATGTGGTGGTTGGTAACTGGATCGCCAACAAAAGGCTGACTGCATTGCAGAGTTGTCTTTAGACGATCAGTCATCTATTCAAGGCTCGCTTCGGCGGGCTTTTTTATTGTCCGGAGAAGTCTCAATGGCAGCACTCGCTATTAATTATCAGCCCATGACCACGATCATGCTCTATGGGCAACTTCGGCAGTTTGGCCGGTCCTTCCGCATGGCTGTGAGGTCACCAGCAGAGGCGATCAAGGCGCTTTGTGTGCAGATCCCCGGATTCGAACGTTACCTGTCGAACGCCAAGTCTAGAGGGATTGAGTTTGCCGTATTCCGAGGGAAGACGAACCTGGCAGAAAAGGAGTTGGGGTTTGCTGGTGGCGGAGATATTCGAATTGCCCCGGTCATCACCGGCAGTAAGCGCGGCGGGGCGCTGCAAACCATCATCGGCGCCGTACTGATCGTTGTCGGTCTTGTCATCACCGGCGGCACGTTCGGTGCCGGAGCGCCTTTCGGTTCTGCCTTGGTAATGATGGGCGGCTCAATGGCGTTGGGAGGCGTGATCCAGATGCTAAGCCCCCAGGCTGGTGGCCTCAAGACCAGCGCCGCGCCCGAGAACACCCCCGGCTACGCCTTCGGCAGCGCCAAGAACACCACGGCATCTGGTAACCCGGTACCGCTTTGCGCAGGCGAAAGGGACTGGGGAGGCGCGATCGCTAGCGCTGGGATTTACGCCGAAGACCAGATGTAAGAACCACCCGCAACACAGCAGCCGGCTATGAGCCGGTTTTTTATTGCTTGGAGAAAAGCATGGGCGCAGCACATAAGCTCGACATCTACGGCGCCAAGGGCGGCTCCGATAAGCCAAAAACGCCGACGGAAGCTCCTGACAGTCTGCGCTCGATCGCGCTCGCGAAGATGCTTATAGCTGTTGGTGAGGGTGACTTTGAGGGCATGCCTACCGCCAGTGATATTCGCGTTGACGGCACGCCCTTGCAAGATCCTCAAGGCAATATGAACTTCCCCAACGTGAAGTGGGAATGGCGGACAGGCTCAGTCGATCAGCCCTATATCCAGGGCATCCCATCTATCGAGAATGAAATCACCATTGGCGTCGAGCTTCGTAGCACCACGCCGTGGGTTCGAGCGATCACCAATACCCAGTTATCGGCTATGCGTGTGCGCCTTGCGTGGCCTGCACTCCAGTCAGTAGATGCCAGCGGCAACATCAACGGGTACCGGATTGAGTACAAGGTCGAGTTGGCAACGGACGGCGGCGCATATCAGCAGGTTCTGAGTGAGGCTGTCGACGGCAAGACTACGACCATATATGAGCGCACGCGTCGTATTGACCTGCCAAAGGCAAACAGCGGTTGGTTGATTCGCGTCACGCGGCTTACTATCAACCAGAACAACAATAAAATTTCCGACACCATGCAGATCGCCGGCTTTACCGAGGTGATCGACGCGAAGATTCGATACCCGAATACCGCGCTGCTCTATATTGAGTTTTCGGCAGAGCAGTTCCGCAGCATCCCGGCCGTCACGATCCGCTGTAAGGGCCGCAAATGGCAGGTGCCGAGCAACTACGATTCGGCCTCCCGCAGCTATAGCGGAATTTGGGACGGCACCTTCAAGGAAGCGTGGACCGATAACCCTGTCTGGCACACCTACGGCATAACCACGAACGACCGCTTCGGCCTTGGCCGCCGCATCAAACCGTGGATGGTTGACAAGTGGGAGCTCTACCGCATCTCCCAGTATTGCGATCAGTTGGTGCCGGACGGGAAGGGCGGCCAGGAGCCGCGCTTCATCTGCAACCTGAATCTTCAGAGCAAGGCCGACGCCTGGTCTCTGCTGCGTGACATCTCCACGATATACCGAGGCATGACTTACTGGGCCCAGGGCCAAGTCTTCACCCTGGCTGATATGCCGCGCGCTACCGACTTCGACTTCGCCTACACCCGTGCGAACGTCATTGACGGCAAGTTCACCTACTCCAGTGCGTCGGAGCGTACCCGGTACACTCGGGCGCTGATCAGCTACGACAACCCGCTGAACAACTTCGACACCGACGTCACCGCAGTGACCGACGCCAAGCTGCAGCGGCGCTACGGCGACAACCCGCTGGAGATCAGCGCCATCGGCTGCACTCGCGAGTCAGAAGCCCAGCGCCGTGGCAAGTGGGCGCTGCTGACCAACTCCAAGGACCGGGCGGTAACCTTCAAGGTTGGCTTGGACGGGCGTATTCCGCTGCCTGGCTACGTGATCCCTATCGCGGACGAATTGCTTGCGGGTCGGCCGGTGGGCGGGCGCATCTCGGCGGTGAACGGCACGGTCATCACTTTAGACCGCGATACCCAGGCCAAGCCCGGCGACCGGTTGATCCTCAACCTGCCTGACGGCAAGTGCGAGGGCCGCACGGTTCAGCTTGTCAGCGGCAGGCAGGTCACTGTGACGGTCGCCTATTCCGTGCCGCCTGAGCCCGAACTGGTGTGGGCGCTGGATGCTGACGACCTGGCCATCCCGCTCTACCGCGTGGTGAGCGTTGCCCGGCCAGAGCCAGGCGTGTTTGAGATATCGGCAGTTCAGTACGATCCGAGCAAGTTTGCTCACATCGACACTGGCGCGCGCCTGGAAGAGCGCCCGATCAGTGTGATTCCGATCACGGTGGTACCGGCACCGGCCAGCGTCACGTTGACGTCGAGCTACTCGGTCAATCAGGGCATCGCGATCACCACCATGAACATCTCGTGGCCGGCCGTCACCGGCGCCGTCGCGTATGACGTGGAGTGGCGCAAGGACAGCGGAAACTGGATCAAGGTGCAGCGCAGCGGCTCGACGAGCGTCGACGTAACCGGCATCTATTCGGGCGCATACCTGGCTCGGGTGCGCGCGGTGAGTGCCTTCGACATCTCGTCGGTTTGGGAAAATTCGATCCTGACGAACCTGCAAGGCAAAACCGGCCTGCCGCCGGCGGTGTCGTTCCTGACCACCACCAGCCTGGTTTACGGCATCGGCATTCAATGGGGCTTCCCACCAGGTGCAGAGGACACCGAGCGCACGGAAATCTGGTACAGCCAATCGGCTGACCTGACGACCGCGATCAAGCTGAGCGACTTCAGCTATCCGCAAGCGAAGCATGAGATGCATGCCATGCTGCCCGGCGCGACGTTGTTCTTCTGGGCCCGCCTGGTGGACCGGTCGGGCAATATTGGCCCGTTTTTCCCGGTATCTGGCGCGGTCAACGGCCAGGCCAGTACCAAGCAGAGCGACTATGAGGCGTATTACGCCGACAAAATCGGCAAGGGCGCCCTGTACCAGAGCCTGCGCGAAGAGATAGAACTGATCACCGGAGACGGGCCTGGCTCTGTGAACGAACGCCTCGAGGAAGCCAAGCAGGAACTGGAAGATCTGATCAAACAGGTAAGTGATGCACTCGCCTACGATCCTGCGAAGCCTTATCTGAAGGGTGACATTGTCCGGCTGGATCAGCACCTCTACCAAGCGAAAGGCCCGGTGCCCGTGGGAGCGGCCCCGCCAGACGCCGATCACTGGACCGATATCGGCACTATCCTGGAAACAGCGAATGCGTTGGCATCCCAAGTGCAGATCATTGAAACCAAGATCGAAGAGATCGACGGCAAGGTGCTGGCCACCGCTACCTCGGTGGAAGCTTTGCGCTCTGCTGCTCGTGGTGATGACGGCGCCGGCGACCTGGCCGACGCTCTCAAGGGCTGGACGTCGACGGCAGATCTTGCGGTCGAGCGCAAAACACGAGCCGGCGAGAATTATGCAATGGCTCAGCAGTTGCTCACCCTTGGCGCGCAGGTAGGCGATAACAGGTCGTCGCTCACCGTCCTTGAGCAGGTGGTGGCCAGCAACCGCGAGACGTCGGCGGCGCAGATCACCCAATTGAAAAGCGATCTTTCTGCGATCGATCAAAAGGCGATCGGCAATGCCCAGGCGATCACGAGCCTCGATAGCAAGGTCACCAACCTTGACGGAAAGATCATTTCTCAGGCGTCGAGCAACGAGGCGCTACGGGCTTCCGTCCGGGGCGACGATGGAGCTGGCGATCTTGCGGGCGCTATCAAGGCCTGGGAGTCCACCGCCGCGATCAGCACTGAGAAAAAGGTGCGAGCATCTGAAATCGAGGCCCAGGCCAAGGTTTCGGAAACGCTGCAATCGAGCATTGGCCAGACAAGCGCCTCTGTCCGATCCGTGAGCGAGACCGTAGTTGGCCTCGACAACAGGGTATCCGCGCAGGTCACGCTCCAGGCACAAACCATTGTGGATGGTAGGCGGGTGACCACTGGCCTTGCCTTCGGCTCAAACGGGTCGCAGTCGGAGTTCCTGATCATGGCTCAACGGATGGCGGTCGTGAATGAAATCGACGGCAAGGTTGTACCGATGTTTGTGATTGAGAACGGGCAGGCTGTGTTCAACACCGCGATCATCAGCAAGGCGATCATTCAGGAAATCATCCTCGGCATGGTGCTTCGTTCGCCGACGGCGGACTCGAAAGGGCGGCCACTGCTGGAAATCAACATTCCGGCAGGCACGATCACTGTGCGTGGCGAGGGCACCGACGGCTCTAGCCTGTTCGATAACAGCGGTATCTCGGTGTTCGACGCGAACGAGAAACGTCGCGGCAAGTTCGGGAGGCTTTCCTGATGGCTGAATATGGCCTGGGTACGTGGGACGAGAACGGGGTCCAGCAAATTGGCCCCGCCTCTTTCACATTGCGCACTGTTTTCTCAACGCTCGTTACCTTCACCGGCGCGGCAACTGGCACAGGTGCGTCACAGACGTTCTCTGTGCCAGGGGTTACTCCACAAAACTGCATCGCTATCGTCCTACCGATTGGGCCGTATTCAACTGGCTTGAACACAATTCAATACGAGCCCGAAATACTTGTCGGCCAGATAAGAGTGTGGCGCGGGCATAGAACAGCAGTTGATGGACGATTTGGAGAGGGTACGCAAAGGCTTATTGTTTCGAGGTACAGATGATGGGCTGGGGATTTGAATTTATCAATAACGAAGATGTAGTCATTATTGATTCTGAATATGCTCGACTTTCAATTTTGTCGAAAGGTCGATTTATTCCAACACAAGAGTCCGGCCTTGGATCTGCGACCAACTTTGAGAAAGTCATAACCACTCAAGAACCACCTCTAGTCTTTGTTAAGCCTGACAATGTTGGAATTGTTGCAGGGCTCTGCAGGGTTCTCATCCTGGGGACGCCTGGTAATTGGACGGGTTTTTACGTTCGTGCGTATGACGTGAACACGGCGCAGCCAAGAGGCAGCTACTTTGCGGCAGCTTACTTAGCGAGTCCGACCGCTTTGTGGGGAGGCAGACTTTACGATCAGAACGAGTCTCTGATATTTGACACAGGCACTCCCAGCGCGGTGTTCAGCCGGTCTTCTGCATCTTGGAACTTCGTAACTTCAGGCAGAGACGCTCAAGGCCTGTCCATGGTTTATTTCAGTGTGCCATTCGTGTTCTCTAGCGATGAGTACATGCTGATTAACAACTTTGGTATGGATGTGGCTGGGAGCTCATTTCGTTCAGCGTCTTTGTATTGTTGGTGGGATTTTCCAGCGAACAGGTTGTGGGCGATAACGATTGGAGCCACGCCACAAACAACGTTTTTTATACCGGCGGTGTTTGCGAAAATGCAAGCCTAATTCGTTTGCTTGAAGGGCTAATTATAATTTCTGATTGGAGAAAAACATGGCTTCTTGGTTTTCAGAAGGAACCGTCACCGTCACGAATGGCAGCGCCACCGTGACAGGTGCCGGTACAAAGTTTTCTAACTGCCGATCCGGCGACATGTTCGTTGGGCCGGATAACGGCATTTATCAAGTGATCAACCCGTCGAGCGATACCTCCGTGTCGATCTCGCCGGCGTACCGCGGTGCCAACGCCGCTGGCGCTGTTTACGGCATCGTGCCCGTGAACGGCTACCCAAAGGCTTTGGCCGATGCTGTAAACGTGCTGGTTCAGCAGTGGGGAGCAACGCTTGCCGGGCTTGGCCCAGTGGCGAGCATGACTACTGTTCCTGTTGCAAATGGTGGTACCGGGGCGACCTCGGCCGCGGCCGCGCGCGCAAATCTTGGACTGGGGTCGGCGGCACTGAAGGCAGTGGGTAGCGCTGCGGGGAACATCCAGGACGTGAGCTCACCAACACCCATGGTGGGAAACTCCGCGTTTATCGAGCAAGGCAGCCACTTCATTAACTACGGGGACGGCACAACGGTGGTGCCCGCAGGCGGCGCTTACTGGGCGGGCATTCGCGCTCAGTACCCTTTCCAAAACTGCGCTATGGATCTCGTTGCACAAGTGGTTACGGGGAACAGCATGAACTTGATGTTCCGGACCGTCGCCGCAAGTGGAGCGGGCGACCCGTGGCGCAAGATTTACCACGATGGAAACACCACCCGTGCCCAAGACGGCACCCTTAAGGCGATTTAATCATGGCAAGAGCAGCAATCAATATCGTGGGCGCTACTGGCGCGATGTACGACCTGACCTCGCTTGGCGGGATCGACGTGGGCAGTTACCGTAAGGACGTGGGTGTGTACTGCGTGACCGGTGCACTGGGCATGGTTCCGTTTCCACCTTTGGACCAGGGCTGGGGCTTCTCGCTGCACCCGTCGGAAAACCAGGCACTCGTTGATACGTCGTTCTCCGACGGGCTGTTGACCGTCACCGTCACGATGGATGGCCAGCCGTATGACCTGAAAACAATGATCACGCTGCACATCCTGGTCCCGGATCTGGAGGCAATTGTCGTTCCGCCGCCGGCTGCTGATCCTTTGGTAGAGGCGCAGACCGAAATCAATCGCTTGCGCGCTGCCGCCGACTACGCGATCGCACCACTTCAGGACGCGGTCGATGTCGACGAAGCGACCGATGCCGACCTGGCCGCACTGAAGGCGTGGAAGAAGTACCGCGTGGCACTCAGCCGCGTTCCCGACCAAGCGGATTACCCTCAAACGATCGAATGGCCTGATGTTCCTGCGTAATTGCTGAAGCCGACCACCAGCCGCCTTGTGCGGTTTTTTTCGCATGGAGAAAAGATTTCCGAATTCAATCGGAATGGAAGCTTGCGCCGGAAAACCCATAAGTCGGTGCTTCCTGCGCATGTTCGCCTGCCCACTCAGCAATACGCTTTATGTCATCGCGAGTAATTTTATCGAGATTAACGGGCAGAGGTTCAAGGCCTGCAACCTTTAGCAGGTTCGTACCGGGAATAATCACAGCGTCTCGAATGTAAATATTCTGCATAAGCTCACCCTAATTGAATTTTTAGTATAGCCCGCCCTTAGGTGGTGTTTTTGTTGCCTGGAGAAAAGTATGCCGATCACCGAGCAGCAGTTGCTGCAGATCCTCCCGAACGCCGGCCGCCAAGCCGGCGTTTTTGTATCCGCTCTAAATGCGGCAATGAACCGGTACGCGATTGTGGGCGCAGCGCGCGCCTCAGCGTTCATTGCTCAGATCGGCCACGAGTCGGGCCAGTTGCGTTACGTGCGGGAAGTTTGGGGGCCGACCGCCCAGCAGCTTGGGTACGAGGGCCGCGCCGATCTGGGCAACACCGTGAAGGGAGACGGTTCCAAGTACCGCGGGCGTGGCCTGATCCAGGTCACCGGGCGAGCCAACTATGCTGCGTGCGGCGAGGCCCTGGGCCTGGACCTGATCAACAAGCCTGAATTGCTCGAGCTGCCCCAGCACGCCGCTATGTCAGCTGCCTGGTTCTGGTCGACGAATGGCCTGAACATGCTGGCGGATCAGGGGCAATTCGAGAAGATCACCAGGCGCATCAATGGTGGGCTCACCGGACAGGCCGACCGCCAGGCGCTGTACGACAAAGCGCTGAAGGTGCTGGCATGACCTCGGTGCAGAAGCTGGCCGGCCTCGCAGCGCTGATCCTGCTGCTGATGGCCAGTGCCGCCGGCGTGACCTGGCAGGTACAGGACTGGCGCATGGGCAAGAAGCTCGCCGAGCAGGCCGGTCTGCACAAGGATGATTTGGCGGCGATAACCAATGCCGCCGCAGATCAGGCCCGCGCCGAGCAGGATAAGCGAGTTGCCACCGAGCAGGCCCTGGCCACCGCCGACCAAAAACACACCAAGGAATTATCCGATGCCCAGCGCAACCAGGTTCTGCTGCGTGACCGCCTTGCTACTGCTGATGTGCGGCTGTCAGTCCTCCTTGCCGAGGATTCAGCCAGTGGCTGCAACGTGCCTACCGCCTCCGGCGCCGTCAGCGTGGTTCATGCAGCCCGTCGAGCCCAACTTGACCCAGCGCATGCTCAACGAATTGTCGCCATCACCGATGACGGAGACAACGCCATAATCGCATTGCGCGCGTGCCAGGCGTACGTGCGGGCTATTACACGCTGATGGGGCTGATCAGTTCAGGGCCCTTGTTCCGCACGTTTCCCACGGCCGTGTCGACCTTGAACCACTCGAATACATCGGACGGTTCGCCCTGGTGCAACAACATTTGTTCGGCGCGCTCCTTGGGCGTGGCGGGGTCCAGCCACTCCCGCGCCAGATGAGGTGTCAGCACCACCGGTCGCCGGTCATGAATGTCCACCATGCCCCCGGCACTGTCGGCGGTGATGATCACAAAACCGTCATGCTCGCCTGGGCCTTCATCGGCATCCGGCAGCTGGCCGATGGCAGCACAGAAGATCGGCGCACCATCCCGCCGGCGGATCAGGTAGGGCTGCTTCTTGGGGCCGCCTTCATCCACCCACTCAAACCAGTTGTCGATAGGCGTGATTGCTCGGTGCGGCCAGATCGCCCGAAAGAAGGGGCCGTGGGCGACCTTTTCCACACGCGCGTTGATCGGCGCGGCGCGGTCCTTGGCCCAATGCGGTCGCCATCCCCAACGAACCGGGTCGGCGTGCAGCAACTCGCCTTGCAGGTGTAGCAGCGCCACGGCGGTCGTCGGCGCCACGTTGTAACGCTCTATCGGCTCGTCGCCCACGGAGTTCTCCAGCGCATTGGGCATGCTCAGCGCCGCAACGAAGTCATGAATCCCGGTGTATTGTGAAAGCCTTCCGCACATAGGCGCCGCTCCGTCTGTCGAAATCCCCTACAGAAAAATTGACCACAAGCCTTCTGCAAAGTTAACTGTACATTCATACAGTTCGTGTAGAAGACTGCATCATGAGCTTCACCATTTTAGGCCCTATATCCGAAGGCGGCACGAAGCTGCCTTTCTGCTCGTTTCGGGTGCCAGCTGGGTTTCCATCACCAGCGGCCGACCATATCGAGCAGCACATCTCATTGGATGAGGTCCTAAATATCCGCGCGCCGCACGTTTACTTGATCGCCATTACCGGCGAAAGCATGCAAGGCGCTGGCATTTTCGAGGGCGACCTGGCTGTTGTGGATCGTTCTATTGAGCCAGCTCACGGGCATATAGTCGTGGCCCTGCTCAATAACGACCCGATGTGCAAGCGCCTGTGCAAGCGTGGGGCCGAGGTTATCCTGCTGTCAGAAAACCCCAAGTACCCAGCGCGCTACATCCTCGAAGGTGACGAGCTATCGATCTGGGGCGTGATCACCAGCACGGTGCGGAGTCATGTCTAATACGCCTGTCTTTGCGCTGATCGACTGCAACAGCTTCTATGCGAGTTGCGAGCGGGTATTCCGGCCCGACCTAGCCAAAACCCCAATCGTCGTGCTGAGCAACAACGATGGCTGCGTGATCGCCAGGAGTTATGACGCCAAGCCATTTATCAAAATGGGCGAGCCGTACTTCCAAATCAAGCACAAGCTCAAGCAGCACGGCATCGTGCCTTTCTCCTCGAACTACGCGCTTTACGGCGATATGAGCGAGCGCGTGATGACGCTGATCGAGACCTTGGTGCCCGCGGTTGAGATTTACAGCATTGATGAAGCGTTTGCCGACCTCACGGGTATATCGGGGCTCGATGCCCTGGGGCGCCAGATCAGAACAAAGGTGCTGCGCGGCACCGGTATCCCCGTCGGTGTCGGCATTGCAAACACCAAGACCCTGGCCAAGCTGGCCAACCACACCGCAAAGCGCTTACAGGCGCAGACCGGCGGGGTCGTGAATATCACCGACCCGGTCAAGCGCGATTGGGTGCTGCGCAATACCGACGTCGCGGAAGTTTGGGGCGTCGGGCGGAAAATGAAACTGCACCTAGACGCAATGGGTATCAAGTCGGCAATGGATTTGGCCAAGGCTGATCCACGGACGCTCCGCAAGAAATTCAGCGTAGTGATCGAAAAGACGGCGCGGGAGCTGGCCGGCACATCGTGTCTGGAACTGGACGAGCCCGACCCACCCAAGCAAGAAATATGCTGCAGCCGAATGTTCGGAAGACGCCTGACCGAGCTACCCCCCATCAAGGAAGCGGTGGCCACCTACATGATGAGGGCATCCGAAAAGCTGCGCGCCCAGAACTCTCTCTGCAAGAAGGTCCGCGTCTGCATTCGCACCGGGATGTTCAATCCCGAGGAGGCGAAGTATGCCAACGGCGTGGTGGTCGATATGCCGTACCCTACCGATGACGTGCGCCTGCTCACGAAAGCCGCTGTCGATGCGCTCGACAGGATCTTCCGACCAGGCTTCAAATACAGCAAGGCCGAGGTAATGCTGCTCAACCTGTGCCAGCCAGGAGAATACACGGACGATCTGTTCGCGATATCTCAGGCGGCCGAGGCAACCCGTGTAATGACTGTGCTTGATCAGATCAACGAGCGGTGGGGCAGAGGTACGCTTCGGTCTGCCAGCGTGCCGACCAATCCAGACTGGGGGATGCGTCGGGAGATGATGAGCCAGAGCTATACCACCAAACTGGACCAGCTCTGGACGGTGGCATGCAAGTAGAGCTCAGTCCTGCGTCATAAGGACAGCCAGAGACATTTTGATGAACTCTTCATTGTCGCCGATCGTGAAAAGTGCGCCGCGCACGTTGTCTGCCACTTCAGCGGAGCCTCGCTGCTCCACCCAGTTCGACAGTTCCATGATTGAGGCCTCGAGGGCGAGTTGGTTCTCGTAGAGTTTGGATAGTAGGGAAGGGATCAGGTCAGAATTCAACAT